TTGTGGGCTGAGGCTGGGGCTGGGGCTGGGGCTGGGGCTGAGGCTGAGGCTGAGGCTGGGGCTGGGGCTGGGGCTGAGGCTGTGGCTGAGTCAGTGGAGCTTAGTTTTCGCTATGAGCCTGCTCCCGCATCGGTCAGCGCGGCGCGTGATATTTTCGATAGGTATTTAGACTCCTATCCCTGGCACGCTCGGCGCCGCTACTATCCCTGGCACGCTCGGCACGCGGTCCCTGAAGTGCCCGATGACTTATGGGATTGTCTCACCCCGCTCGGCTGTCAGTGCCATCAATGCCTAGATTACCCGATTCAAGTCTACACCGATTCCCGCAGCCCAACAGCCCGATGGGCCGTTATTTCTAGTCGGGCGGTGCGTGACCGGGAGGAACTTTGGGAAGAACTCGTTGACGACTACCCGGATGGGGTATTTTATGACCCGGCGCGACGAGTGTACCTCGCGTGGCACCGGGGATAACCGCTACCCACCCGCAAGGGTGGGTTTTCTTTCGCGCCGGGCCGGACCCCGACAATCGTTACGCCCCGCTCGGACCCCGACAATCGTTACGCCTCGCTCGGACCCCGACAATCGTTACCATTCTTCGGACCCCGACAATCAACATAATCGTTACCATTCTTCGGGGCCTAACTCGCGTGAGTATTCGCCCGGCTTAGCGGGGAGTGTTCGACAGTGGCCCGCTGAGGCCGCCGTATTTGCGCCGTGTTGGCCGCTTGGGTCGGGCGAGTAGTTGGAGTGGTTAGCGCATGCAAAAAGCCCAGCGGCTCTTTACCGGCCACTAGGCTTTTTGCCAATCATTCGGATACCGCTCTATTGGTGCCGTTGTTAGGGGTATCGGCACAACCCGCCAGTTTCACAGAGCCGGTATCCTTAACGCATACCTAACCATAATATAAGTTACTCAGAGGTAAATCCGCATCAACCCTACCATCCACTGTCCCCGACCCCGCTAGATAGTAGGTCAGCGCGCAGCAATCCGGGGCCGATGGGCGAAGCTGTTGCGTAACCCGGTCCCAATCCACGTTGTTCAACTCGTCGTCAAGACTCAAGACAACCTGCGTGCTGAGGGTGACGGGATTGTGCATCGCCGTGAACCGTTGCAGCATACGGCCCTCGCCAGTGGGCCGAAGCACGGGCCTCAGCGCTCCGCTCCAGCCGGTCACGCCCAGTAGCTCCATCATCCGGCCCCGAATTTCGATGTAGCACTTCACGCCCCGTGGAAGCGCCTCAGTGAGCCACCGGCCCAACGTCGTTACGCCATACTTCTTTTCCATGTCTCTAACCTCTAATGCCAAAGTGCAGGCCGCCAGCGCTGGGGCCAGGAATACAACAATCTCACCCTAAACACTATTAAGCGCCTATTCCGCAGGATTACCACAAACCTCAGAATCCAACTCCTCGTTATTTGACCCCTCCCCCATCGCGTGATTGAACGTCGCCGTGTCGCACGCCGCCATAACCTCGCCTACGAGCAGCGCAGCGTAGGCTTGAACCTCGACAGGGCTCACGCCGCTATCAAGCAAGCACTCAAGTTGATTCTGCACCTGATTGCCCAACTCATCACAACGGTCCAGCGCCCGCTCGTCGGTCAACTCACCCGTCTTGTCGAACAGTGTCATTTGCTGCCTTTCTATAAAGGTTAGCAGTTAAATGCAAGCGCTCACACGCCGCCTGACACTGTATGTCGTTGCAAACAACGTCAATCAGCGCGCGGGATTGCATGGGCGTCATACCCTCCGCGAAAAGTTCCCGGAGAAGATTACGCACAATCGCGTTTATTTGACTACAGGCGTCATTCGCTCGGTTGTCGGTCAAACTTCCCATATCGTCAATCATAGCTTGGCCTCAATCTCGTCATATTGGAACGTGTAAAGCATGTGGGAATTGTAGGCGTGGCGCAGCAGCGCCCGCCGAACCTCGGTCGGGTACACTTCAAAGCCGGTCCCCACTAGCAGCATAACGGCGGCAAAGAATGGGTTGGCGTCGTCGTGCGGCGCATTAAGCCAGCCCCGCATAGCGGGAAGCGATAAGTGTTCGATCAGTCTACAGGCTTCCAGGTGCAGCATCACCAACTCCCTCCCTCAACAAGCGCCCGCTCTTTGTACTTAGGCATGTAGAGATACGTCCAGCACATTACCGGCTCGGACGGTTTCTCATCGACCACCTTGACAACTTCCAACGCCACTCGCTTATAAAATTTTCCCTCGGACTCAAACGAGTCCAGATAGGCGAGCGTTTCCGGCAAGTCCGCAGGCCGGTAAATCTCACCCTCGGTCCAATCCCGATTGTCGCATTGTGTCGGCACCATGCCGGGAAAGCTGCCTAGGTCGAGCAGCGCGCAGCCGGGCACATAACCAACGCCAACAAACTCGCCCGCGAGGAGCGCGTGGCGGTTAGGCTGGCCCCGCTTCAGTGTGCCATAAACGAAAACGTGCTTAATCACTCTTCTTTTTCTCCTGTAGGAATTGCCAGTACATACGCAGCAGCGTCCGAGCGATGCCACGGGGAGTGTTGTACCACTCGTCTTTCTCCTCGGAGGGGAGCACGTTGAAGAACTCTGCCACGTCGGCGGGTAGCTCGTTATCAATCCAGTGGTCAGCACACGCCGTCTCATAAGCAGCGCAAGCTCGCTTAGACTCAAACAACGTGCCGTCAGCGGCTTGGTAAACCGTTTTCATTTGTTCCTCGCAATCTCGTCTCGGATTATGGTAGCCTCGCCCAATGACAATAGGGGATTACCCAAAAAGGTGCGGCACGCCGCGATCCCCTCCCAGGTGTCAACACCCAGGATCAAGCGCGCCGCTAGGGTGGCAACCCTTCGGTCCCACCCTAGCGTCATCAGTATGTTTCGGAGTTCGGTGAATCTCATTTAGGCAACGCGGCGTAGAAAAGAGCGGTGAGGATCACAGCGCCGATGCCGCCTCCGATCCCGGTGCCGAGTAGGTACTGTTGAAAGATCGGGAGCGAATTGGCCCATTGGTCGAATAAGTAGAGGGAGTATATAACCCCCAGCGTAAACCCGATAGCGACAGTGGAACAGAGTACGGACAGGATTGCACAACACAGCAGTTTCATCAGTAACTCCCCATAGTATTTCGCACAAACCAAGCATACAAATCTTCCGGGTGCATCGGCACCGCCGAATCGGCCAGCGCTTCTGTCACACTCTTAACCTCCCCGTTGATATACAGATAGAGGCTATCCCAATCGGGAGCCACACCAGTTACGGGCGGCTTGACAAACGGATTGTAGACAGTGACGGACTGAGGCTCGTAGTATGGATTCTGGTAGCTATAGGGGACCGTGTAAGCGGTCGTCGCGCCCCACGCACGAGTGTTTCGGGATGCCGACCCGTGCCGTGTCGTAACGCCCTTAAAGCTCCGAGAAAGGCCACTGGTCGAGCCCGTCGATGCTGCGCCGCCTGAGCGCTGTACCACCGTCTTATCAGCGTGTAGACGCCGGGGCTCGTAGCTGTAGCCCTCAGCCGCAGCGGCGGCCTGAGCGTTCTGCCAATAGGCCCACGCCTGATACTTTTCATCCGGTAGATTCTGAATACACTTCGGCAGGTCGTGCGCGCACACACTACCAGCACACAGAGCAGTCAACGACAACAGCCACACAAACAATCGCATTTGGTTTCTCCAGTGGTAAAAAAGTCAACGTCTGTCATGTAGAAAAAGTCGCCAGCGGGCCAGAAGCGCCCGGTGTCAGCGGATATGATGAACAACTCCATTTCATCCTCGACGTGCTGCACAAGATCAGGATACTTGGCAGTGTCGTCCGCACATTCGGGATACCGGTCTACGTTATTCGTTATCTTTACGACACGATATTTCATAGGATTGCCTTCTGTAAAGAGCAGCGGTCACAGTCAGCCCCATCCATAAGCTCAACCTTTTCCCACAACCCGCAAGACTCGCACTGACCCAGCCCCATATCCAGCATGTCTTGTTCTACGTCATCCAGGTCATAGTCAGTCCAGACTAGCCCCAGATCATCCAGCGCGTGCTCAATAGGTGTGCGTGTGTGATGGAGTGCTCGAATCAGGTTACAAAGTCTGGGATAGTCTAGTTTGGGACGAGGCAGGGCGAGGGCGGTTGTGACACCCTCAACATAGGTGATAACATCCTCAACGAATTGAGGCCCATGCCGAAACTGAGCACGCATCGCTCTGTCAACGATGAATGTGAGATAGTTACCTTTGTATTGACGTAGGATGTTTGGCCCGCCGTAGAAGTAAACTGGCCCCACCTTAAAGGTTGGTGCTTTAGGGTTGAAGTCTTGAACAAGCTCGGCAGGCGTTGTCCTACAATAGCCGCCCGCGCTTAACACGAGAAGTTCATCGGCAACCGCATCCCCAAAATGTCGCAGAATCATCACCGCCGACTCGATAGTGAGAAAGGTCAGTCGATTCCGCAGTTGTTCGTGAGTAAGCATACCAAACTCTACCATACGAAACGCCGTTGTCAAGCGAGTGCGTGCAAAAAGCGCAGGGAAACCTCCACGCACAGCATAGCCCCGAGAAAGGCGAGCAGTTTGCCCAACCCGCCGCTACAGGCGACGGCAGCGCCAATCGCCGCCAGCGTAACCAGTTTAACCGTTAGATTCTTCATGGCCGCTCCAGAACAGTTTATCCGCAAGATCAACGGCCTCGACCAAGACCCCGAGAAACACTGCAAGTGTCAACATCAGTACATTTCCCCTTTCCATGCCCGCATGAGCCGCTCCACCTTGCCCGCAAGTAACGGGTGTCCCTGCCGCATACGCAAGCGACGGGCGGCGTTAGGCTTCTCCAATTCGTGATAAATAAACGAATCGTCAAAACCGATCAAGTCAGCAGTATGCCGATCAACGGCGTAGTATACCCGGCGCAAGCGAGCCCAGTAGGCAGCGGCTAGGCACATGGGGCACGGCTCACACGTCGCATAAAGCTCACAGTCGGTGAGCCGGTGCGTGCCAAGAACGTCGCACGCCAGCCGGATAGCCATTATCTCGGCGTGGGCAGTCGGATCGTTCAGGGTTGTGACACCGTTGGCGGCGACCGCAATCACCGCCTTGCCCCGCATCACGGCCGCGCCGAAGGGACCACCGGCGCTAGCTTCCATCGCCGCTATAGCCGCATCCCAGCCGTCTTTTAGTCCTACCTGTTGTGTCATCGTTCTCCTCCATAGAATTTTTGTTCGATCCAGACGGCGTAGGGTGTCTGTGTTCCATCCGTGAAATACACCTGTCCACAACAAATCGACTCCACCTTCTTTTTATCTTCCTGCTTCTCAGGTGTCATGGTACGTCTCGCATTAGTCGTTCAAGTTCAGTCAGTCCTTCACCCGTGCGACAGCCGGGCACCCACCCGTCAATATGCCAGTGGCCCAAGCACGGCGGGAAGTCGTGCATCGCTTCGTGAACCAGTAACATGAGGGCCAGGTCATCGTCGTGGTCCCACTCCTCCCGGTTCAGCGTAACGCCAGGTGTCCAAGGAATGTTAATCCCAGCAGCGAAGTGCAGGTCAAGGATACGGACAGTGAAGCGGTCCACCAAGCGATACTTTCGCGCGGTATAGTGCAACACTTCTTTGAGCTTGCGATTCTCACAAGCCGCCTCCAACCGCTCGATACGTGCCGAAATGCGGTCGAGCTTCGCTTGATCCGCCGTAGTGCCCGCTGAGGGGATCATAGCGAGCCACGGCAGAGTCAGACAGCCGAGCACTACGCCACCGGCCACACGCCACCAGTTGATTTTCATGGAAGTCTCCGGTAGTAACGGGCTCGTTCATCCGGCGACATGCCAGCCGTCACGATAACGTCGTACAGGACTGAGGCAAGGATGAGCGGCGACAAGGCCAGCATCATAAGCACGATGATCGGGTAGCCGATAAACCACTTGCAGAGTTTGTTAAACAATGGCATAAGCGTGTCCTGAATGTTTGTTGCTGAGGAACTTGCGATTCTCTTTCCACGCTGCCAATTCTTCCGGCGTCATGTTCCGCGTATCAAGATAGTCAAACGCTAGTTGTATTACGATGAACGGCGAGAAGAAAAGAATTAACGGCACGGTAAAGGGAGCCACAACGATAAGGGCCAGGATTGTTTTGAGTAACTTCACCAACAAACCTCCACAATGTATTTTCCAGGGTCCAGGAAACGGTCCACGCACAAGGCGTTAAGCACGTCGTAGTTGGAGAAATCCGCCGATTCGCCCGCCCGAAACAACTCCATTTGCTCCCGGTCGTAGCGAGTCATCGCAGCGGGGTTGACCGTAAACGAGTGTAAGGTATCGTTTCCACACTCTTCCGTCGCTACGAACGAGTAGTCGGGGCGGCTATAGAAGCGGTGAACAATATCTTCAATCACACCGTAGTCGATGCGGATAGTCGTCTGGATTCTACGCCGGTAGGAAAACTCAATAGGCTTAGGCACGCCGCCGCCACAAGCGCTACACCAGAAGAATGATGCTCCCATACCTGCGCCGGTAATCCGGTCCACGGCTCCACAATGCGGGCACACGTTCACTTTCTTCAAGTCAGCCATCGCATACCCTTTCTCAACCTATGCAGTCCAGAAGGCTAAAGGCGTCATCGGTCATAACTAATTCAACCGCCTTGGGATGGCCCGTGACCCACGCCAAAGCGAAAATACGCTGGTTCAGCATTGTTTGGGCAGCGCTGCCGGGTGTTGCCCGGTCCCGCTGTGCCGCTAATGCAAACAAGGTCGTTTTGATTTGTTCTTCTGTTTTCATAGCAGTGGAGGGAGGAATCGAACCTACCGCCTTTTGATCCAAAGTCAAACGTGCTACCATTACACCACCCCACTAAGTGCGCATCACTATCGACGCCGCTTCTGCCAGCCCGGCGTCACGGCCACGCCTATACCCCTCCGCAAACATTTTGGCTTTGCGGTAAGTATAAACCGTCTTGAGCGTGCCGCCACCGCACCATTCAAAACTGAAAACCATTGTGCCCTTTGTACGGCGACCTAGCACACGCAAGCCCGTCATATCTTCCAGAGCGGCGATTCGCTTCTGTAGAACCTTGTCCATACTCTCCTCCATCCGTATCCTCCCAGTACCAAGTACCATCTTCTATACCCCACTGTGAGTGGCCCCGCCCGGTAATGCTCCGGGTTCTCCGGGTTGAAAGCCCGGCGATCTAACTTCTAATCTACGGGGCCGGTCGCCGGGGCAGGACTTGAACCTGCATCGGGAGCCGCGAACTCCCACCCCTTACATGAGGCGCGTCTGCCACTTCCGCCACCCGGCTAGGTGCCCTTCCGCCCGCCCGGTCGTCCTGTAGACAGTTGAGCGGGCCGGAAGGCTATGTTGTTGCACCTGGCAGGATGGGCTTTCCAGAGCGGCGATTCGCTTCTGTAGAACCTTGTCCATACTATCCTCCACTCGTATCCTCCCAGTACCAAGTACCATCTTCTATACCCCACTGTGAGTGACCCAGCCGGGTTACGCTCCCGGTTCTCCAGGTTGAAAGCCTGGTGACATAACTAGTAGTCCACTGGGCCGCGAAGGCGTGCGGGAACTACCTCAAGCACCATGCGCTTCCCGCAGCGGTTAGGTTTACTGCTCCCGGTAGCCAGGGTCTTACTCCCTGGGACGCCTTTAACACCATCCACGAACTTTTGTATGCTTAAGCGCTTGCTCAACCTCAGCTTCGCGCGTCGTCGTTCCCGTAAATCCCACCGCCATCGCATACGCGATGAGGCGCGCGTCCCATTTGTCCAGGGCATAGGCGGCGATGGATGTTTCTACGTTGGTGCCAGGAGTGGTCACAGTGACTAACCAGCACTTAACTCGTTTTTGTATTCGCATCGTTTTGATTCAATATGTTGTTCAACTCCACTAAAACGTCGAACGGTAGCCGCTTTAGCTCGTGCATCTGAAACCGCCGCGAAAGCCGACTACACAGACGCGCTTTCCGCGCTTCCTGATACAAGTCTTGCGTCTCGCCTTCGCGTGGCAACCTTACTGAGATAAAGTGCCAACGGTCACGCCGTCCCGACTGGCGGCCATCCCGCTTGCGGAACCGCTCACCCATGTCGGTAATTATGAGTGTGGGCGTAAGACGCTCGACATAGGTGACACGACGACCCATGCTATCCAAACGGATCAACTCGTCGCCCTCTTTTATATTCTCAAGACTCATAGTGTTCTCCCATAAGCCACGCCAATAGCGAAGGCTTTTGCTTTAGGGTAGGTTAGCTACCTACCTGCGTGCTTTCCAATTACACTACCGCCCAAAAAGGGGCAGCGTGGCCGGTTGGCAGAGTGTGAAATATCTGTTGAGTCGGGGAGGGAATTGAACCCTCAGAGCCAGCGGCGGCTAGGTTACAGCCTAGCTTGGACTCAAACCATTGTCCAGCCCGATCCTCTGGATACCTCACACACTTCCGGCCTTTGCTGCCAGTGATCTAGGGATGTTTCTTTTCAGTTGCTCACCGATATATCCTGGATTCATTGGGTCAAACTCCAGTACCCACTTGAAGCCAATATCTTCCGTCGCCTGCGCCAGCAGGATGGCATCAATCACAAACTGCACCCAGTTGCCCCAGTAGTATTGTCGCCAGCCGGGCGGGCCGCCGAAAAAGCGAATCTTCTCCGAGCGGGCAAGCCTATGCCCCGACTTGTCATCCTTTAATACTTCGCGTGGGCAGGTATAATACCAGTCACCCGCATGAGGCCAAGCTACCGCTACAGAGTGGCAGTCAACGCCGTAAATCTTGAGGAGCCAGCACGCCTCATGCACGGTGATCCACTTCAACTTTCGTTTGAGTACGTCGATAGCGGTCATATCCCCAACAACTCCTCAAATTCCAGCTTCCGAGTGTAGTGCCAAAACAAGGCTTCGTCGCACAGCATCGTAAGCATGGTCCCCTGTTGCGGCGAACACTGGCGGGGTGGGCCACCTGTAAAACCCACAACGCCAAAACTGCCGCACGGCATGTCCAGCAGAAAATCGTCCAACTCTGCCAACGCGCTGCTCACAGTCCAACATTCACCGCTCCAAGTAAACGATTTATACGGCGACTGAAACTTCTGTGCTATTGTGATTAGGGCGGCCCGTACCGAAAGCACGCAATACTTATATTTCATGTCGGCAGGTTTCGGTTTTGCTTGTTTCACTAACATGCGCCACGGTCCCACAGAATGTGCTCAATTGCCCGTATTGGACTCATGCCGCTCGTCAAGGTCCGACGCAGCATACAGTCAACTAAATAGGTCAGTAAGGTGCCGGTATACAAGCCGTTGCCGTAAGGGCCGCCAATAAACTCGATGGGCGATACGTCAATCGCGTTCATCATACGGCGACTGGTAATACCAAGCAGCCCGGCTGGCGTCCAAGGATACAGGCAGCCAGAAGCACCGACCCACCAAAACAGCGAGTCGCCGTAACCCAAAATCTTTAGCATGTGGCAAGCTGCGCCAGCCGTGTGCCCCTCCACGGCTTCTTGGAAACCAACCATGCACCCGTAGGTAAATATACGGTTATCACGCACTGGCGGCCTCCAAGAACTTCTCAACCCGATCCCAGCATCCGTGTGTATGCTGATGGAAAAGCTCATCGACTAGCAACGCCAGCAGCGTGCCCCGATATTCTTTTCGCCCGCTGTTAAATGGACCGCCGCGAAATCTTAACGGAATCAACCGCGCGGGTATGTCGCCGTTCACTCGCTTCGCCAAATCAATGATGTAGGTTGGAGCCCCGCAAAACTCAACTTGAACCGACGCAGCTTTGAACGTGTAGAGCAGATGGTTGAGAGCACGAGCCGCTGACCACTCGCGTAGCGCGTCGTAGGCTTTTTCAACATTCATCAATCCCGATCCATTCTGCAACATGGTTAATGCCGTTTACGTCAATCTCGCAAAGAAGCCGGTCTAACAGCAGCGTGTAAAGTGTTCCCGTGTACCAGTGAAGTTTGTTTGGCGGCCCGCCCCAGAACCAAAACGTCATCGTTTCTTCGGCCATCCGGCCCTGAAGCTCAGGGTAGCGAAAGTCGTTTGCCAGGTTATCGGTAAACTGCTTGACACCGTTGACATAAATGATTTCGTTGCTGTAGCCAAAGGCTTCCATGATAGCCAGCGCGCCCTCAATGCTGATCCCCTTAATCGTGCGCAAGATAGCTTTCAGGGGGCGGGTTGGCTTTTTCCGCTGATTGATCTGATTGATAGTTGTCAGTGCTTGCATGTCCATACTAAACCCTACCATGTCATTTGCCGCTTGTCAAGTCGTCGGCCAGCAAATTTTTCAAGTCAACGATCATGGTGACGCGGAGCGCGTTCTGCTCAGGGGTGATGGGCCGAAAGTCAGCATCGGGATCGCCTTTGGGCCGGAACTTCTCGACTCGCAACCACTTGTCGGCCCACCGTTCAATCACGGGATTCCCTACCATCGGCACAGCCGGTACAGTGTCTCTAATCTCACACTCCACAACAAACCTCGCCTTGTCTCGATTAAGCCACTGTTTATATGGCTCCTGATCGGTCTTGGCGCGCAGACGATCCTCCAGAACACGGCAAAAACGCCGCACAATCTTGCGGCGTATGGGCTCTGTAACTAAGTCCGACAGGTTGCGAAAGAACCCCGCTAAGTCTCTCAACATAGTAGTCCGTACTCCCTTGTGTGAAGCAGCGGAGGCTGCGATTCGACCCCCGTCGCGTCCCAGTTAAATTGCCCGTAGTGATTTCCGTAGTAAGTTGGCGCACCCAACAGCGAAAGTTCCTCATGTAAATAAGTCGTGTTATTGCCAACAGACGTCCAGTTGCCATAGCTGAAATAGCGGCTGAAAAATTCTTGTGCGTCGGAACCACGCACATCCAGTGGCAACGCTCTCCACCTTAGATACCGCTTGAGTACGGTTTCCATTTCACCACTTGCGAGCAGTCGGCCCTTGCACCATGCGTGTAGTTTGTTCCAGCCGACCCAATGCGGTTTAATACCGCGCCCATTCCCTGCCGCTTCTTTCGCGGCGGCCATCCTCGCTGAATTAACGGGGATACCACGGCGCGTCGCTTCTGCATAGCAGCAGACACGCAACTGAGAGTATGCCTGATAATGACCTGCCCAAGCCATCGGAATGGTCGGGCGCTGTTGACCGATTTCCACGGCATGATTAAAATGCCGCAGCGTCACAAGCGTCTCAATCAGCATAGCGTCACTGTAGCAGGCGGCGCTGCGTGGAAAACTCGCATAAGGCAGTAAGATACAATCAAGCATACGTCGGTCGCCTCAGTAACACGTTACAGCCAACGGGGAACTCGTAGTCGCGCGGGTGCCATTTCCAATCATCATAGGAATCCCCGCCGACCCATTCGCGTTCAATTAGTATGGCATAATAACCGTCATAAGTGACAAGTGTCTCCAAGAGCATAAGACCATCCTCGTCCAGATACTCCGTCTGCAATACCCGCTTACGCCCTGAAAACTCTGCAACCCGCAATACGCGCACAAACGTCGGGCACAGAGTAACCACCCTGATCGCGTCTTTCGCGTACTTCTCAAACAGACTCACACGTTCCCTCCCTCATTCGGGCTACCCACTCGGCGTGCGTTTCGATGACGCAGTTGTACTGTTGCAGCATCGACAGAATCCAATGCTCCTCGCCCGTGTGACGCTCACCGCAAGCACAAATGCCCACGAGCAAATCACACGACGTATCAAAACGACGATGCCCCGTATGGGCCATACGATTCTGCCACTTTTTCGGGTAGGCGACGAATTGCCCCTTGTGCCCAAAACGTCGCAAAAGGGTTATGGGTTGGCCCATTCTCATCACTCCAGTTAAAGGTTCTCAGTGGCCGCCTACCTAAACCATATCACAAAATCGGGCCGTGTCAAGCCTCATTCTCGAATTTTCTGCACATGCTCCAATCAAAGAAAAACCACCGATTGAAGTGCTTGATGAGTGAATCCTTGTCGATATGCCGCAAATAGGCTTCAATCTCCTCCCAGGTGGAGAAGATCATTTCATGCGGCACCGTCGCCAAGAGCCAGTTGGGCGTAGCCTCTTTCCCTTGCTCGACATGAATGAGACACGGCTTCTTTTGCCGATTCGCCAGAAACAACTCTTCGTATGTTCCGCAGGCGTGTACGTCAATGTCAAGATTGATAATCAGAAAGTCGGCAATATCGACCATCCGAAGATCGACTGCGCGGATTACCTTGAGGGGCGGAGCGCACTCGTCATACATTCCGAGCTTCTTCATCGCATTGATTTCATTCCGTAACGCCGCATCCTCGATTCCGACTTCAATCGGCTTGTGCGTCGGGTCCATCCAGATGATGCCCAAGTCGGCCAAATCCTTTTGCAGTTTGATTCTCCAAGCCTCGCCGCCGTCCTGCACACGATCCATCGCCCCGCAGAGGTAGCCCCGCGTATAGCGGAGTCGGTTGGTCGTGCTGCTCCTGATTAGTTCGTCGCTGCGTGCTGGCATAGTCATTCTCCCTTCAAGTTGAGGATTGCTTCCGCCACCGTCAGAGCGGTTTCTACACTCTCGACACGAAACCCGGTAGCTTCAGAAATCATACCGTGGTTGTGGATGTTATCATCTTCGCTAATGACGATGATGGGGATGCGTTTCAAGTCGGCCCACGCAATCTCCATGACCGTGCCGATGCTCACCTTAGTCGCACCGAGAAAGTTCACGACCAACAGATCACAGCGGGTACAGTCAAAGCGGTCGCGGGTCATAATCCCACGGCTACAACTCAGCACCGTGTCGTAGTCGTTGCTGATGCACTCCTCAGCGGCTAGGTAATCCTTACCCCGCATCGGGTCCAAGCACTCGACGTTTTTACCGTAAAGCGCCTTCGCAAAGGCTTTCCGCCAATCGGTGCAGCCGCCATACGAACAGCCCGTGATAGGGCCAGCCAAGTAGATTGTGTAATGGTTCATTTTTCACTCCAATCAGGCATTAGTGTTTCAATGGACGAGGAGCCCAGCCGCGTGCAGCCCAGAGACAGGAAGCGCTCGGCGTCGGCGTAGCGCTTAATTCCACCGCTGGCCTTAACCTGCGTATATGACCCCTCCACTACGCTCAGCATTGTCATCACGTTGGGCACGGTCGCAATCGAACGTGTGCCAGTGCCAAACCCGGTCGAAGTCTTGACCCATGCGATATGATCGTGCATCGCCAGCGCGGACGCCGTGTAGATTTCATTTTCCTTGAGGTAACACGTCTCAAGGATCATCTTAAACTTCACCCCTGTCTCGCGCTGCATCCGAGCCATCGCCTTAATCTCAGTTACGACGGGTTCCCAGTCACCATCCTTGATTGCGCCGATATTTGTCACCCAATCAACTTCAGTAGCCCCATCCTTGATAACCGCAGCGGCGGCCAGCGCCTTAACCACGGGCGAGTCATTTCCGTGCGGGAAGCTAACCACCGTCCCAACCTCAATCGGGAAGCCGTCGAGAATCTTCGCAGCCAGAGGAACATAGTGCGGCTTCACACAGACGGAAGCGCAGCCGAAGCGAATGGCCCGCTGGCAGCAGACGGATGTATCAACCGACGTTGCATCCGGCTTGAGACAAGCCAGGTCTACAGCGGCGGCAACTTGTTCGCGGGTGTAATTAAACATGAGTTACTCCTGAGTTAAGGCGTGCCGGTACTGGTGGATCATTTCTCGGTGGTCGTCGTAATCGGGTCGAACATACATAAACACTAGCTCCGATAGAAAACACCGACAGTGGGCACAGAGCGGATACCAGATGCCGTCAATCTCATTGACAATCTGATGCGTCGCTGGAGTGTCGCAGCGTACACACTTGAGCCGCTTTAAGCCCGTTGGAGTGTATGGCGCTCGTCTCATTCTACTCCTCCAGAAACTTGCGAAGTCGATCCACCGCGACGGCGTAGGTGCCATCGGAGCAGCCGAACAGCACGCCAACCAACTTCCCTCTAAGTTGAACCGGCCCGCCTGAGTCGCCGCTACGCACTAGGGCATCTACACTGAACAAGTCGGGCGGGCTAGTTTTGTCGGGCTGGTAGAACTTCACCACCGGCCCCTCACTCTGAGCGTAGAATCCTGGCCCGTACCCGCCCACCGTCACCCTCGCACCGTAGCTTGGCGTCTCTCCCAGAGGCATCGGTGGGATGAGTACAGGGTCGATTCGTAGCAGTGCCAAGTCCCAACGCTTGTCGGCCTTGACGATTGTAGCGTCGTAGAGCGTCCAGTCGGGGAACATCACCTGCACCTTACCCGTCCCGTCTCGAATGACGTGATGATTTGTAACAATCAAATTTGGCGCAATTAGCACTCCTGTTCCATTTGACGTACCTCCCCGCTCCTCGGCAAACACCCGCACGACGTTAGGCGGCGGGGTCGTTACCTTGACAGATTCAGGTGCGCCGATAGCTAGAGCAACAATAAATCCGCCGATAATACCGATAACGATGATGTATAGGCCGATAGCTTCAAAGGTTGCCTTGGTCATTTCGTCTTTCTCTTCTTCTTTCGGGGTGGTCGGTAATTAGGGTCTTTGTGCTGTTCGCACGCCACCTTGGCGGCGTTCAGCGTTCGGTATAATGGCTTCCGGTGGTCGAGCAATTCCCAGCGGTCGTACATAAGGTCGGGAACCTTAACCCTGACACACGGTTGAAATGCGGGCGGCACGTTTACGCTGCACACCATGTCCCGCCAGATGATGCGGTACGGCCCTGAGCGCCACTGTTTCCAGTGCTCAGGGTCGCGGCCCTCTTCGTGTACTCTTCGCCAATTCATTTCCAGAAATCCTCTTTCTCGTAGGTTTGTTCCACTTCCAATAGCGGCTCCCACGGTGCCAGGTCGTCAAGTACGCGGCAGTTATGCCCCCTATGATCGCCCATGAAGCCTACAAGCAGACCGGCGCGAAAGGCGTCCATTTTGATGCGGCCCGCGTACACCAACGCCTCATCCCGGTCACGGGGACCGCCGCAAAGCGTGTGGAACTTGTCCAACGGGCGGTAGACCTTACAATCGTCGCAGACAACGGCGTATGTCACACCCATCACTCCGCTGCCTTTCCGAAGGCCGCGCCAAAGCCCGCTTTCAAACCAAGTTCGCCCTCTACGTCAAACGTGATAATGGTATCAACGACCAATCCATCATTGTCAATATCATCCGTGAAGCGGTGCTTCACACCTTGCTCGTCGGTTATCTCACAGTTGAGACGGTCGCCGGGGTAGAGCCGTATGGGGGCTATCGAGTAGCGTTTTCGTTCTTTCATCGTTTCCTCTGGCCGCGCATGTGTCGTGGGTGCATCGGTGAATAACGGATATGCAGTTGCGGCGCAGTCACCGTTCGCTTCATCCTACGCTTGCCGCACTCAGGACATGCTTTTTGTTCCAGCTTCTCGCCCTCGGCCACCGTGGGGACAAGCGCTTCACGAACAGCCCCGCACCCTTGACATTGGTATTCGTAGATCATATCACTCCTCCACAACAATGCAGCGTTCAGGTCGTCGCAACACGATGCGACGATTCTCTTTGTTCTGACCAATTAGTTGCGGGCCGGTGCGTGTCTCCACAACCCGCGTCACATAAATGCTTTTGAGCCACATAGCGGAGCCACGTCGCACGGGGTAGTACACAGTGACCCCTTCTTTTATCTCACGACCGCGAACATCCTTTAGGTTAGTCATTTGTTCCTCCAGCACACATTAAACCACTCATCCGTTGATACCTGCAAATCGTGTTCCTTTGCGATTTCTTTACAATACTTCAAGTCCATTTCTACAAGGGTGGAGTCAATCCCTAGTGGCTCACACACGCGGGCCAATGTTCCCGTGCCTGCAAAAATGTCACAAGCCCGATCACCCTCACAACAAGAAAATTTAACGCACCGCTCGTAGAGCCCTTCGTGCAGTTGCGTTGGATGCCACTTGCGACGCTGTTTACTATTTCCAACGACCCGTGGGAAATCGAAAACATCGCCCGGCACACGGCCCTTTGGGTTAGCCCGTTTGTCGCCGTGCAGTTGCCGCCACGACGGCACGCGGATTGCATCAGGGTAAATTTCTGCATCGGCCTTCATCAACCGCCACAGCGGGCGGTGATTATTTCCCATGTCGCGTTTATTATGCTGACCGAACGTGAAAATCTGCACACCGGGTCTAAACTCCCACTCGGAGTGGACGTACAGAAAAGCGTCCACCAACGTCCCCACCAGGGGAAGGTGCCGGGCGTTGAAACTGAGCCACAAAATATCGCAGCGCGCACTCGACAGGTAAAGTATGTCCTGTAGGAAGTGTGAGTATTCCGTGTTGCTCACGCGATCTTTGTAAGTGTCGTAACCCAGCCCGATGTTGTCGGGCGGGTCGGCAAAGATCATCTTAAACTGGTCGAGCCGTGGCAGGGCCGCTTGAAAGGTACTATGGATTAGCTCAATAATCGGATCATCTCCTCGTCAGTGAGTGTGACGTAGCCCTGATGATGAATAGGCCCCTCGTCACCGGGAAACGTAGGCGCACGCGCGATTCTATACACCACTACCGCACTTTCTAGGTGACTTAGACGCAGACGCACGCGAAATTCATAGACAAATTGGCGCTCGTAGCAGTCTACGCCAGTGATGGTGGCCGCCACCGAGCCATCTGACGCAATAATGTCGCCGGTGTCGCTCAAGTAGTGGCTATAGCAGCCAAGGTGGCTGTTCATTTGATTTTCGACAAACTCTCGAAAATTCCGGTTCAGTACGATCGCGCGCGCCACCCGATGCGTTGGAATATCTACCTCCGATTCTACTTCTGGTACGCGCTCGTAAAGTTCCAAGGCTTGCAAATCATCGGGGGAGTCGGTCGCACATTTCGTGTTGAAGGTTGCGAGATAAATTCGATACATGTCAATCTTAAACGTGAGACTGTACCTTATTGCGGTATTCCGACGTATCGAATGTAGCTTTACCGGCTCCCACTCACTGAATGGTAGCCACAGTTGATTCGGGTCATCAGGATTGTCAAACCAACGCGGCTTAGTCATCAACGGCAGCGGACGGCCATACGACTGTGTTGGCGTTCGGAACGCACAATAAATATCCCGAAGGAACTGGCTACTCCGCCACCGCTCCAAAACATCAGTAAGTTCGGCACGAGTACGGGGACGACTGAAAAGCAGGTAGGTCATAGATTTTCTCCTCCACACAAGCCTACCATACTCAGTTGTCCATGTCAAGTAAAATTGCGTCGATTTTTTCCAAGGCGTCACCTTCACAACAATTGATACAATTGGAAAAATCGGCAAGATCAGGATTAACCCTACAAAATGCGTCCCATGTCTCCCCCGTCCAGAAGAGATACAAGCGTGTAGGGCGGCCTTTCACTACGCGCCTTAGTTGCCGCATATAGTGGTCTTGCACATGCGCCGGGTAGCCGCCAATGTCCATTAAGTAGACATTAAATGCCCGGTATGGCAACTGATAGGGCCGGATATTGGTGACAAAGATTCCCCCGGAGACATAGGTGTATAGCCAAGACTTCATCGCCATGTAGCCTTGATGCGGAGTTACGTTCCCCTCCGACTCTGTGCCGCCGCGTTCGTCTATGAACATGCAAATTTTCACGCAGTCAGTTTTCACTGATTTCCTCCACGTCGTCAGGCTCGACGCGCCGGACGACTAGATGAAGTTCAGGCACATATTCACCCACAGTAAACTCGTCATCTTCGTCAAGATAATAGACGGCCAGATCAGCCACCGATTCATCGCAGAGTGCAGCGTCGGCGGCAAGTGTTTCAAACAACTGAACCAAATGCTCGCCGCTGGCTTTACCAGCGGCGATGCGTTCGGCTGTTGGTTTATGCAGAAGGCTCATTCACCATACTCCTTGCAAAGACAAAACAATCCACCAGCCGCCCGTAGCGGCGTACATGCTCTCGCAAAATCGGCAACTCAGCCTTGAAACCTTGCTTCAGTAACCAGGCGCTAACGTCATCAGGGTCGCCGGGCAAGCAGTTAATCTCAGGCACCGTGACCTCTACACGAGGGTAGTAATTGCGGCGGGCATAGTCACAAATGTACTGCATGAGACTAGTGCCAGCGCCACGGTTTCGTTCACTAGGCTTAACTGCCAAGCGATGAAGTTCAACAGCCCTCGGGTGATCTTGCCACACCGCGTAGCCAATCGGCTCTGCTTTAAGAACCGCGACACACCAATGATATGTCTCATCACTGCCGACAACCATCCACTCGTCTAGTGACCACGGGTAGTGATAACTTTTCAAGTCAATGTCTTTGAGGTACGTTATGTCCCGGCTGTTGCCATGCCGCACACTCACCGCGCACGGAATCCTGTTGACTCCCGCGAAATCTCGCATACCCATTCTTCAATACCTCCCTCTTCGACGTTGTTGTGAACGGTGGCGCGACCGTCTAGTATTTCGCAACGGGCGTCACTCTCTTCCTTGCTCATGGTGTCGTTAAAAATGTGTCCAGATTGAATCGTGCTCCAGCAGTCTTGCAGACGCTTAATAAGACTTTGCTGCCAAATTTCGGACACGCGACAGCGATGACTTGCAACACGAATCAAGGGCCATTCGCCATTAGGCTTGCACGCAAGTTGGTCGATACACACGACCACGTTCTCGTCACCTACCGCTTCGCCCAGCATCCAACCATAGATCGAAAGCTGGTCGGCCCAATCCTTACTCGTCTCTTCCAAGTAATGACGGCCAATTACCAAATCGCTATGCTTGCGTGGCGTATACATTTTATGAGGCCGCCCTTGGCCTCGACTCGGTTTTGTAAATGCGTAATCCCAGCCGTCGCGGATCATAGCGTAGCCCTTGTATGGGCTGGCCCCGTACTTGGAGCAAAAGCCATTTACTTTCCAGTCGAGGATGACGTGTGTTCCTTCGTGAGTGATATAACGGCAGTCAGGTTTGCCAAAAAGCGGCACACCCTCTACTTCACCACTGACGCCAAACTCAAACTGAGGCTCCTCTGCCGCAAGTTCCAGCGCGTCCAGCAATTCGTAGTACGCACCACTCACCTGATAGCACTTGAGAGCGTAGTAACCCGCCTGCCGCGCCCAGTCGCGGTTATGTTGTTCAACTTGATCGGTGAAGATCGTCTCAAAATCAAATTGCGGGTCTGCATCCTGACCCCACAAGTCCAATGCCAGCCGTGACTTTACATAAGCATCGAACGCCGAGCCAATGGACATGTAGTTTTCCTGCGGCTGGCGCGGCGGCCTGTTCTCGGTGAGATACTTGAGGTAAAATTCCTCACGATTACACTCCCACGTCGCCAATGAAGAGGGTGAGAGATATTCAAGGGTGCGCATATTAACCTCCGATAAAAAAGTACAGAATGTGCCCTATAAGCCCTAGAGCCAGGAAAGCAGCGAACACCCTTAACAATGCCACCCGCACACGCTCGCGGTCGTGCTCGTGTTGAACCTCTAAAGCGGCGTGTGCCATGTGACGACCCAACTGTGGGTGGTTAAAGTATGTGGCGTTACCGACACGTTCCAACTGCCAGCCACACTTGAATAGCGTCCAAGCGTCACGCTGAACGTAAGCAGCGTCAAACAACCCATGAACGCCGAAGTTCTTATGGTGATAGCAGTCTGGTAGCTCCTCGCACTCGACCCAGCCCGCATCCGATAGCTCGTGGGCCAAACGGGCAGCTACTCGTTTTCGTATCTCGCTCATCGCGCCAACCTCGCTACCCGGAAACCAAAAACGTAAACATCGCGGTATTGCCAAGACTCTCTGCCGAAAATGTCAGCCGGGTATTTTCGGTTGACCGTCGCAAAGGGCGTTAGGAACAACCTCGGATAAAAGATAGTGCCATAAAACGACTTTTCCCACTCTTCCCTCAGTCTCTCTTTGTCAGTCATCGTTGCCTCCAGTAGCGAGCCTCTTTCGGAATACCGTCGTCAGAAAGCTCTCGGTATTTGAATGTTACAATATCGCCAACCCTGAAGTGCTTGCCCTTGAAATAGTTTGGCATGTCCACGCCAGGGAATTTGGCGGCATAAGCACTGTGCTCATCGTAGAGAAAGGTACGCTCCTCGTCGGTCAAACCCGCAAGCTCCAACCGCTTGCCTTTATAGTCGAGGATCAGGGCACCGATCTTGCCCAACAGTTTTGAGCCTTTGTCCGTCTTACGGCCCGACGTGAAACCAATCACCGTCCCCTCGTCATCGCTGAACGGCTTGTACTTTAGCAGCGTTGCGACTCTCTTAGGAAGCCACGGAGAATCGGGACTGCGTAGCATCACCCCTTCACCGCCGCAACTTACAACACGCTCAAGTTCTTCCTCGACTGTCGCCGCCGCTTCGGTGACGCCTAGCGGGAGCTTCTTTTGACGATGCAAGTAAACACGCCCCTCTGAAGGAATTGCATCACGCAGCATCGTCAATTCTTCCTCAAATGGCACGGTACGACCGTTAGAACGCAGATGAAGTAAATGATGAAGCACGCCAGGATCACATAGTTTCAACCACTGGCGAAAGCGCTTGTAGTTGATCGGCATTGTCATGTTCGCATTTTTAATCAAACCATCAGCAAACATTATGTCTACAGGTGGGCTGCTAAAAACCGCAAACTCCGCTTTGTCCCACTCTGGCCCCGGTGTGTCGCCGCCGCAAATAGAGCGGCATAGCTGAAAGTTCCCACGCCCGGCCCAAATCTCCCCGTCCAACGGTACTGTGGGTAGTTGATTGAGGAACCAATCCGGCGCGATGACCGGGTTGCCATACCGCGACCAAAGGCCCGTCGCCACGGGCTTGATCTTTTTCTTCAAGTTGCCCGTCTTAGGATCAATCGTGTTGGCGTAAGGGATCGTGCGTGTATCAATACCTCGGCTGATACCGCCGTCCCAAAAGACGCGAGTGCCATCGAGCTTCTCGCTAACGTACCAACCCCCGACCGTCTGCCGGTCGGGGTTGTACTTCTTAGCCAACATGAGAAATTCACGCCGAGGAAATGTCATCATCAACAATCCCTCCCTCTTCTCGGAGCCGGTGTTGGCTCAATATCAGGAATCAACAACTCAATTTCAATCGGCTCCTCCAGCGCCTCTTCAACCGCTTCGATGCGGTCCCTCAAGTGCAATACTTCAATCATCGCAAAGCAACCACCCGCAATCAAGGCGCTGCACAAGATGATTGAGAAGAAAGCGTCAAGCAGAACGCTCCAGCCAGTTGCGCCACTATCCGGCATAGGGTCGTAATCGTGCATTTTCAACTCCACTTGGGTTTGGGTGTGTCATCTTCTTCGTCAAGCCGTGGCCGCAGTGGTCGCTCATTCTCCGGGATCATTTTTAAGAGCTTGTCGATAAATCTCTCCAGTTTTCGCATGTAATCGACGTTGCGATTATGTTCCACCGACGCTTCCCGCAGCAACTCTACCGACTGTTCAATAGCCGCTTTGTCGCGGGCCGCCTCCAGGTTCCTCTGTTGAACAACACGCCGCGCTTCCTCCACCACTTTAATGTACGCCGTGTTCTGAGCCGCCAACTCTGTCACCATCGCTATCAAGGGCGCGGCCTGAGCCTGCGCTTGTTTCGTCGCCAGCACGTTAAGAGCTTCTTGCTGGACAATACGGTGTGCGTCTGTGATTTCACTGATTTGTTGAAACCGCACCGACTCCAAGTAGACTACCCAACCTACCAGCAAACCCAGCAAAGATACGCATAAACAGCGATACAGAAAACTACCCATCAATTTCTCCTATGAGTTCAAGGTAACGTTGATGCAATTTTGCGCGGTTTCGGTAAACTGTCCACCTACTAATGCCCAGCCGATCCGATACTTCTTCGCAGGTGAGCCCCCACAAGGAGCGATCAAGTAACAGAGCACAAATCCCCGCCTCACGTTTCAGTTGCTCGACGCCCTCCAAGACTTCAAACTCAGTAAACCGTGGCTCCAGATAAGCATGTCCGTTATCAGTTACATCCGATTCCACCACGCCGTAAACAGGATCGCGTCCAAGCCGACTATACTTGCGGTTCGTGCTTGGAGCCGCTGGACAAATGCCACGCAATCTTGCAACTTCATCTTCAACAGCGGCACAGATATGGTTGAGAAGATACTGACCTACTGTTTGTGATACCAGTGTAGCTGGCTGTAAGTTGCCGATTGCACGAGTCATCGCCAGCAACCCGGCTGATACCATGTCGTCAAGGAACCTGCGTGTTACAGGCCAGTGATGCAAGTAGCGTCCGATAGTGTGCCGAAGCATCGCCAAGTGCCCAAGCACCAACCCGTCGCGCGCCTCTTTACACCCTGCCAGTGCCGGACCAACAAGTAAATCAACCTCTTCAGTTTCCAGGGGTTCGACATCATTCAACAGATCGTGTTTGAAAGGGCGAACCGTCTGTTGACTCGGCCTAAGTTTGACCATGTATTTTGACATTGTAATTCCTTTCTATGTGACTCGTTGAATCTTCCAAAAACAACGGGGCGTGAACCAATGGTCGTACATCGCCTTGACGGGGTAAATCTGCCCGCCGTGGTTAGAGTCATACACCATCTTCTTTCTGCCGTCCCACGCAACCGCGTGGCCTTGCTGTTTCTTCGGTGCAGGAGGGATATAAACGCCGGTAAATACTCCGTCGTGTCCCTCCATGTGCCGCATGACACGGTGCCAGTTATCTGACTCACCGAGCCCGAAAAAGATTGGCCTAGCTGAACGCCCATCCGTATAAGGGGAAATTGTTGGCACAAGTTCAATAGGAGTACATGCAAATCCCATGTCCTGCATAACTTCGATACACTCTTGCTCGTGAAAACCGGCTTTGAGACCTTTGACGCCGTAAGGCTCCTCTGCGCCAGGGTGGCCGATTTGCTTGATAAACCACGTCACCGGGCGGTCCACGACCATCGCAAACGACGTGGGCAAGCACGACCAATAGTTAGGGTTTACCTGAAGCCTCATTCATGTACCTCCCCGCCACGCCTTTGCTCGATTGCCACGCCCTGCAAATAGGCTTTCCGCTCTGCTTCTTTGCGACCGTTTTCATCGCCCGGTGAATAAGTATAGCAAAAGCCTTCGGAGCCATACCGCTTCCCTGGCTTCCCGTCTTTCTGACAATCTTCAATCGGCATTACCCATATCTCCCAGATAGAAGAACACGCAAGCCACCACGATAAGCAACCCCATCAACATAAGCACATCCATAACACCGCCTCCCGGTTTCTTTTCTCGCCGTATTCGGCAAACCAAATACGGACAGTGATGATAGTGATTACGCCATCGAGCTAACGCAGCTTTGTAGGTGGTGTATTTACCACGCAACCTCCAAACTCCGTCATAGTCACAATACTCGACAACATACATCATAACTCTTCCCAGTTTTCGTTTTCAAGTTCGGCCATCAGATCATCAACAGTGGGCTCCTCATCCCACTTCGGTTTCCAGTAGTCTTTCCAGTTGGGGCTCGTGAACAGCTTGTCGTATTCATCATCGTTGGCCCCGACCAGAATCCAGATGCCCACTCCGTACTCCGCCCACACCGGCCACTTCCGTCTCTGATCTTTCGTGAACGTATAGCTCACCGGGTTCTTCACGTCAATCCATCGCTGACCGTACTTCGGGTGCGAAATGAACAGGTCAGGGAAACCCTTTTGGAACATGTTGCCCTGCGTAACCTCGACAAGCCAGCCACGGGCTCGCAAGAACTTAATCAAGTCTTGCTGAATCTTCCACTCAGGACCATGCTTCTCTCGGATGTGGGGCTTATCCATACTTATCCATAATCATCTTAGGAGGGGGTCCAAGCCGCAGGCGAAGTGTAGCTTCCCAATTCTTCCGCGCCCGCTCCCACTCCATGCGGTTCCACTCCTCCAAATCGGCCATGATAAACTTACGGGTGCCCCACTCGCAGGCACGCATCTTCCCATGCACGCCGATGAACACGGGACCATCCTCCCACTGCCAGCCCTCGAAGCCTTCGGGCGTTGTCACCTTACGAAGCTCATCCATCGGTTTCCTCGTGTTCTTTGATCCACTCCGGGGTGGCGTGAACATAGTCGTCGTCGCCGTGGCCCGCTAGACAAGCAGTACCAGAAAGATGAATCTGACAAGTCTCGCACGGCCCGCTGCAATCGCTAAACAGTTTCATCGGCTTCCTCGTGCTTAAAGGGACCACTCAGATTCGATAGCTGCAAGATCAGCTTCGTCTTGGGCAGCGAACTCCAATTCGCAATCTGGTTCTGGCACGCCAAAGCTACCAGTTGCGCCTTCGTCAAGCGCTGCAGCCAGTTGACTCTCGATTCCTTGTCCATCGGTTTCCTCCGGGGGTTTGATGTGTACTAAATCCGAACCGCTGCCTTTTTCGCCCCAGTTTTCCAGCTTCTTAAACCACTTCATGCCGATCAGCGGCACCTGGGGGCGGTACTCTTCGACCGCTTTCTCCACAATGGCAGCCACTTCATCCTCGTGACCTGGCCGCGTTACACACATGATTTCGTCGTGGACGTTCATTGGAGCCACAATCCAGTCACTAACACCCGCAGGCTGCACGTCCCAGATACGCCGCTGCACGCGCTTCGTAATCTGAGCACCGGGGGACTGGATTAAGTGGTTGTTGGCCGCGCGGGTGTTGCCAGCTTGAATCTGAAACGCCGCCCCGTAGATCGCGGACGATGTAGCACCGGCGACGCGCTGCTCGCGGTCGCGTCGCACCACTTTCAGATCGACCTTGTTCCAATGCTTCGGCGGGCGACGGGCCAAATTGAAAAGCTCTTTCGAGACGCGGTTCTCCAGCGTAAAGTAGCGGCGGAAACCAAGGAACGTCTCGGAGTAGTCATCCGGTTCGGTCCAGGTGATTGCAGTGCCGATACCTTCGGGTTGCTTCAACGCTTGGAACCGGGCAAATACATCCTCGCGGGACCGTTTGATACCGGGGTACTGCCGCTGGAATCGCACGAACGCTTCTTCGGCCACGGCAAGCGGAATAGCCAGCTTGTTGTGAATCGTGTTATGATCGCCGCCGTACAGCATAGCAAACACCGCTTGCTTGCCACGGGTATACATATCCAACTCTTTGTCCCCGTCCGACGCCAGAATCTCCTCATACGACGTACCGGGGTAAATAGCCTGCCCCATCAGAGCGTGAATCTTCTTACCCGAAAGCAACGCGGCCCTCAGAGCGGGGTCTTTGAACACAGCGTCGGCCAACGTGACTTCAAACGAATCGAAGTCACCGCCGCACAGAACCATCCCGTCCCACGCCAGCGGGAACATGCGTCGCACTTCTTCGGAGTGCTTGATACCTTGAGCGTTCAGCCCGTCGCCGCCCGACATGCGGGAGGAGAGCGTACCGATAACCTTAAAGCTCGCGTGAAAGCGGCCAGCCTTAATCAGTTTGCTATGTAGCTCGACTTCTTTCGCGGCTTGTTTAATCTCCAGAATCTCCCGCGCTCGCTCTGAAGCAGGCATGGGGCCAAGATCAAGCTCGCCCTTGCCACGACAGCGGAGACAGCCATCCCCGAAACACTTGATACAAAGTTCGCCCGGCTCCTCCACAACCATTTCGTCGCGGATTTGCTCCAGGTTACTTTTCTTCGTAGAGTCATCAATCAGCAACGACTCCGTATCATCCATGCAATCACGAATGTATCGCCGCACTTGATCGGGTTTATTGATATTCACGGGCGACCGTGCGACAATTGCCTGCGCCTTTGCAAGAAGCTCTTTCGTTTGATCGGTGTCCACCACGAAACCGTGCCAGCGGACAGCCGCCACCATGCAGGAAAGCACGCTGTCATCGTCGCCCGGCTCGGGATGACCGAAGTGTTCGTCCAGCAGACGTGTGTACTTCACGTCGTCGCGGGCGTAACGACGCGCCTCTTCGTTTACGGCCCAGTATTGAATGTGTTTGTCGATTACGGCGGGCCATGCGTAGCCTTTAGAATCGCCATGCTTATCAAAGCACTCCCAGCCCTTATCAGGCGACGAAACACCGAGGGCGTAGGGAACGTAGCCAAGCTCAAAGGGACGATACTCTGGCGGAACCTCCACGTCTTTGAACGAGTGAAATTCTGGGTTGAGCCCCAGCGCATACTCGGCCAGGTATTTGAGGCCGCCAGCCGGATTGAACATGAGACACACGTCTTTGAAGTCGGGGTCAATCTCGCCCTTCTTGTTCTTCCGGTCGTACACCTGCCACTTCGGGGCGTTAGTGTCACGCCGCTTGGCAAAGAGGATGCCGTCAAGCTCCACCCGCTCCTCAAGCTCTTTCGCTAATGCACCCGCAAGCACCGTGGGCACTTTGCGAATACGAACCGGGTCGCGGCTCATCAGGCATTGATACTTGTCCTGCCGAGAAATGAGCATCAGGTCAAGAGCCGACGCCGGTTTGACGCACGGGCCGTCTCTACCCATCGGCTCCATTTCCGCAACCAGCGGGATGTTCGTCGCCGGGACCAGATCGGGCGGCAGCAGACGGAAGATGGTATAGAGCTTGCACAGATGAAACATATCGAAGCTGAGGTTGAAGCCAACCATCGCATATTGCATCAACTCTTCGATCAGGTCGCAAGACTCATGGGCCGGGCGGGTCCAGGGTTCAAACAGTTGAATCTCGCCGTCATCAATCGCGTACTGAATCAACACGGGCAGCCCGTGAAATCCACACGTCTCGCTGTCGAGGTAGAGTTTCTTCACAGAATCTCCTCCCAAGGAATCTCGGTCGCTTTATCCGGCTGACCGTCACGAAACCGCAGCACAGTCCAAATGCGTTGGTCGGGCGGCTCGGGCGACTGCTTGAGCCACCGTACCATTTCACGCTTCACCGTCCACGCCCCAATAACGCGGTAGGTGTTGTAGTTGTAGAACAACCAAATATAGCGGGCTCTTGCCATTGGACTCTCCTAGAATCTCGGCGCAGACACGATTCTGTACTTAAACTTGAAACCTTCATCTGTTTCCGTAACAATAATGGTATCACTATCCAAGTCAACCGAAACCGACAGGGTATCAGGGTGCCCGCCGATATTTCGCAGATGGTGGTGATACGCTATTTGTCGGCACTGCCGCTTATCGGTTGTATAACCAGCCGACAGGATTATATCGCCCATCGACCCAGCGATAAGGAAGATAATATCGCTCATGTTCTCTCCTGGTTTAGTCACCCTAACAGCGATCTTAATGGGTATTTCGGGGTTCCTGGTTTGGTGACGGCTACTATGAACCCTTGTTCGCCAACTCCGCGAGTACGTCGCCGTGGCACGGCTTAGGCTTACACCAACAGCCCAGCCGCTTACCTTTGAGGAAGCTCAGTTGGGCCATCAAGTGTGGCTGCGTCGGCACCCACGCCCGGTACTTCTCGACACACTCCTCCTGCGTGCCGTCTCGCCCCACGATGAAGGGATTACCCCACTGCCCAGGGCGGCCAATGTAAACATCATAGTCATCGCGGCGGCAATTAACCACGGTTGTCATCGTCTACCTCAATGATATAGTCGATCATGTCGCGGAGCATCAGTAGGTTTTCCTTTGTTTGAGCCATCTGATACTTTTCCAGGTCCAAGCACGTCGCCTTACTTAGCCACTCATCTAGCGACCAAGCCGGGTTAAAATTCATCGCGGCCCCGCTTAAAACAAACGAGACGCGCGTGCCCGCCGAAGGAACGTCGTACTTAAATTGAATCGTCATCGAACACTCCACGGTCAATTGCCTTCTCCAGATACTCGGCCAACCTGTTCAGCATCTTCTCGATTTCCACGCGGGTTGCGTCAATGTCGGTATCCTCCATCACTGGCTTAGCCGACGCATCGTAGAGGTAGTAGTAGACGAGGATTTGCATGTCGTCGCGCGTCATTGGAGTCTCCGAATCTCTTGGTTGACTTCTGCCAACCGCTCTTTCAGTTTCGTCACGTCTTGCCGGAAGTACGCGCGCTCAATGGCGTGCTCGATTGCCTCTTGCTCAATCAGAAGTTCCTTCAGCCGCAGGAATTTGTCTCGCATCACTCTTCCCATAGCTCGTATTCATAGCTATCATTCGGGCCACGCAACTTAACTCCCAGCACGGGGGCCGTTCTCAGGATGCCTCTTCGGCGTTTCCGAAGCACCATCTTCAAACCGTACCCTATAATCTCAGGGAGGAAAATACCTGTCTCTGGGTCCATGCTGCCGAGTACAATGGCTTTGTCACGGGGCCAGAAGATTCGCTCGCTGGCGAAAATAACTACCCCTCTTTCGGGGGTGCCCACTTCAAGCTCATAGTGGTCGTCGGACATGGTAATCGCCACCCGCGTTTTTCGGGCCAATTTCCGCACGTTCACGCAGCCGTGGTCCCGGTGCCATGCTAGAAGCTCGGCTTGCTTTTTCAGGAGTTTGTTTCGCATAGTTACTCTTCAGTGCAAGTTTCATGCCAAAGTTGGTCATCGGTCAAAAACCCCGCTGCCCATGAAAGAGCATCGTAAGGATGCGGAAAAACACCGGCCATGTTTAATTTTGTCAACATTGTGACGATTTCCCGCCTCGACCGCGAGGAGCGCCGCGACGCCAGCAGTGTTCGTCCTTTGACGCCGCGACTACGCGCCGCCTCAATTTCCGTAGCCAATATAGCCTGATCCTTTGGACTTGTTCGGTAGAACTTCAACAAGTCTCTCATGCCGAACACGCCCGCAGCAACTTTGTCTTGTATCTCTTGAGATAGCTCGCGGATTCGCCACCGCACCATCACCCACAGATAAGACTTGCATAACTCTTTAGCAATATGGGTAATTGGCACATCGTCGGAGTAGTTTTTCCACAAAGCCCGCGCTTCTTCAATAAGCGTCAAGTCTTTGCGCTCTAGGTTCTCCACAAGATTCAGTAACGATGCGGCTTCTGGCGTTAGCCCTGTCAACACTGTTGCCGCGATGGTTGACCACTTTAACAGGTACTTTGCCGCCGTGTAGCGTCTATGCCCAGCGATAATACGAAACTCGTAGTCGCCCTCCCACGGCTGCACTAGAATGGGCATTTGTAACCCGTGCTGCTTCATACTAGCGGCAAGCTCAGCACATGATTGCGGAGTGACCACGCTGCGACAGTTGAAGTCGGGATCGAGATAAATAGCCGACAGCGGAAGCTCCAGCGTCTTATACTCGTCAAGTTCCGTATACTTCATGGAAAGAGCCGATTGATCGTCACTTCAGGTGTCCAACTAATCCACGGCTTCTTTGCCGCCTCAAACTTCTTCGTGGATTCCATGTACCAACGCGCCGTGCGGCGACCGTTTCCATGATCGACAATCTCACGGTCATACTCCTTCATCATAGCGTCATCAATGCAATCCCGAAACGCGGTGTGGAGAATAGCAATCAAGCCGTGAATAACCAACTCCACGTCGAATGATCTGCGACCATCTTCATAAGAAGTCAGCCGATGGGCGAGCATCGTCGTCAAGGTGGGGCAGTCGAGCCCCTGCGGATCGTCTGTGCCAACCCGAAACTTGAGGGTCACTTCGTAGTCCTGCATCATCGCGCTTTCTCCGGGAGTATGATTCTCAGTTGGAGGTACATCGTATTCTTCCCGCCTAGCTTCCGCCGAGTCTGACAGACAAGAGTGCCATCCGGGTTCTTGTTCCACTTAGCTCCAATCAAACGGAGATTGTTGGTAATCCGCTCACGCAACGATACTTGGTGAGCGGCGTTCTTAGCCGACCACTCCAGTAGCAAATCGTAGGGCTTACGGCTCGGGCGAATCTTATCGGGCGTGGGAAAGTTGCCCGGCAGGTGATCGTGGAGCGTCTGCACCAGCCGAATCGCCTTCATCAATTTGCCAGCTTCATAAGTGAAGGCTTCAATGGTTTCAAGATACTTAGCGTTCATTCTTCGTAGTACACTCCATAGCCAAGTCGTTCGGATTCGCCATATTTAAGCATCAAACGCCCCCGATCTGCGGAGGTTCCGACAGTAGATAACCGCTTAGCGACTCAAACTTTTTCTCTGTGCCGATAGGCAACGCGACACGGTATACTGCGTCGCGGTATTGATCGGGCATATCGGCTGTTCCGAATACGCAGGAACTTGTCAAGATGCCCCGGCACTTGATAAGAGCTTGAAACACTCGGGCAACCGAAGTCTTACCGAGATTAGGCGGGCGTGTAGTAAATTCTTCGCCAACATCCCAATACCGATAGAGTTGCCCCAACCGCTCAAAGCTGCGGGTGAGAGTCGAACTCACAACCTGCGGATTACAAATCCGCTGCTCTGCCAGTTGAGCTACCGCAGCGCCATTCATCTGTTCATCTTTGCTCGGCACCATTGGCATACCTTTTTGTACGGGCCACACGGAGCCAGGTGGACACAGTACGTTCGCCAGCGGCTAAGGTACTCAACAATGCCGCCCTTGCGCCCGCATAGTTCACACTTCTGTTCACACTTCTGTTCATCTTTCATAGCTGTGCAGGCAGGGCTCGAACCTGCGACGACCGGATTAACAGTCCGGGGCTCTACCAACTGAGCTACTGCACAGTAAGTCACGCGGGGAGGGATCGAACCTCCGTCTCTCCCGTACAATCGGAAGGCTTTGCTCTCTTTAAGCTACCGCGTGATAGGCTTGCGTGGCGGGTGGTGTTTCACTTATCGGGCGTCGCCAGTTTCAGCCAGTCAGCACCTACGCTGGCGGGGACTGTTACCCTCCCACCTACTCTACACGACCACGCTCGGTCACGACCTTCCGCCTACCTTAATCATATCACACTAATCCTGCTTGTCAAGCAATTTCCGCCGCATCCGGTAGATTATTTGGTCATACCCGCCCACGGGCAACTCTTTGCAGTAGGCGAGAAGTAGATTAAGCTCGTCCAGTCCGTAGTATTCCCTCCACGGGCGTTTACCGGGTGTCGCGCCTACTGTGGGTAGCTCTATAAAGGGGATGCCCATACTTCCGAAGAAGGTGTCCAGATCATGCTGCAAAGCCTCATAATGCAGATGAGTACGAGTGTAATGGTTATGCAGAAAGAGCAGGTTGTAGGGATCGCGGCAGTTCTGTAACAACTGCTTCAGATACCCGGCAAGGTCGAGTCCTGGGAGGCTCAGCAACCACTTTGTCACGAGAATGTCGGCAGGATTGCGAACAACGCTAAAGGGATAACATTTGCTCAGTCCATGCACGCCACGCCTTTTAAGGTCTTTAAGCGTAGAGTGATGCGAACCAACCTCGTGACTGTCCGTATGTTGAAGCAGCGCATTACGCAAGGCACGGGACGCGGTATGCGGCTCAGCCAGAAACAGGTAACGATAACGACGATTGATTACGGCCATTGTTTCCTCAGAACTTGTAACGACAGTGATGAAGTTCGTCCAAGAAGTATTCCTTCACCCACATACGCTCAGGACGCTTGTAGAATATCTGATAAGGTGCGCCGTCACGAGCCGAGTCGGTTACGCGAGGTAGGTCAAGCGGAGCCATGCCCGCTTTAACCAACGCCTGATCGAAGTCAGCTTGCAACTGCTCGTATCGCATCCATGTGTTGACATGATGCGCACCAATCCACCAGAGCCGGTGGTCTTGAACGAAGTGTGGACTATTCTCAACAAAACGTGGAAGAAAGTCAATCAGCGGCGTCATCGCCCTGGCTTTCCGCTCCAGCTTGAACCACCACGAGATGAGGGCGTCGTAATGGTTCCGCACCGTTGAGCACACGGTCCAGTCGGGTCCAATCTCATAGTCAGAGTCATCGGGCGTCGTATGGTGCGAGCCGATCAGCACCGCGCCACGATGCTCTTTCAACGCTCGGGCAACCGCTTTGCTCCCCGTGCGTGGCGCAGCGATGTAACAGAACTTCCATTCAGGAATCACATACATCGTAAAGCTCCTCCACAACTTTCTGCATCGCGGCTCTAGCCTTTACCCACAAGCCGCGCAGCTTTCGATCCTTGATGCGTGCCGCTGGAACCAGTGAGTAAATGCTAAATCCGATGCCTTCATAAGCTACAATCTCCCGAACGTCGCCCACGTCCAGCGGACCTTTGGGCGGGTTGGGCATTTCAATCGCAGGCATACCTCTCGGCATATCCGCCACCCACCCGCCAGGCTCAGGGACCAGCGGGTGAGCGCGTTTGTCGGTGAAGTCAAAGCCACAGTCGCACTGCTTCTTGCGGGTGCCGTGCTTGGCTTGACACTCGGGGCAGATTTTCTTAGGCATCCAGCTTTCCCAACTTGCCCTCGTCTCTCAGCGTGACCAGACACAGTGCGCACACGGACAGCGACGTGACAATCTCTGTGCCACGCCCGCCATTCTTATAGCGTACCGGGCGTGTCTCAGTGACCGCACGGATTAGCTTAGTGCCGTGCGGAACTTGCTTGCCGCAGTTTTCACAGCGATAGCTCATCCAATCTCCTCCATCATGTCAATCTTGTAACGTCGCGGACCCCGACTCTCGTAGTCGCACCGCAACTTAATCGGTAGCCGCCAGGTGATGCCGTACCGCTCGTTGACTCCGTGGAGCAACTGAGTCGGCTCCGTACAGGCAGCGATGGAATTGTAGGCATAGGAGTCCGTGGCGACCCACGGGCCGTTGACCAGCAACTCGCCATCCATTTCCGTGATCGACGCCGGTTTATGAAAGTGCCCGCAACAGTAGTAACGAATCGGCGGCCCGGCCTGAGCCCTGTTAAGGGCCATGATACGTCGCTGCCGCCGCTCCAGCCCATACCAGGGAATCCCCATCTGCGAACGAACGTCGTCGCCGTGGAACACGCAGAAGCCGTGCCCTAGAATGTCGATGTTCGCGCTGAAAGCGTTTGGTATAGTGAAGTGGATATTGTCAATATCCCGGCAGTAAAGCTCGGCGTTCTTCGCCACCATGTAATCCCAGTTGTCATGGGCACCGTGGTAATCCTTCTTAAAGGATCGACGCCCGTGGTTGCCGGGCACATAGAGCACGTTTACCGTGTCAAAGTACGGGGCCAAGTCTCGGTACATCAAGGCGTGAAGCTGCCCAATGGCGTAGCAATTCTTGAAAGCGTTTTTGAAGTACGAGCGATTGGTGTGCCCATGAATCTCACCGCTTGTATGGTCGCCATAAGCGAACACTGTGATGGCCGGAAACTGAAACTGCGGGGCCAGAGTTTGCTGCGTCCACTTTAGCACCGTATCGACCAGATTCTCGGCACGACAAATGCTAATAGGAAAATCGTAGCACTCCAGACCGCCACACTCTTCTGGCGTAACGATCTGATCGTGGTGCCCGTCACTAATATGCAAAGCCAGGTGCTCAATTACCTCGCCCTTCTTCGGCTTCGTGTAAGGCTTCCGCGCCTTCGGCAACGCTTTGAACGGCGTGACAATATCTGTCATTTCCTCAACTACCGCTTGGAACAAGCCTTGCGACTTAACGGCAGTCTTGAGTTGACGACGAGCCAGATTCCGCTCATCCCGCAAGTGGAGCACTTCACCCTCAAGCTCAAGGATACGCTCGTTGGTGGGGTCAATCTCCGCTATCTTAGCACGCTGACCCGCAGGCCGCTTGGGCGGGGCCTTTGGACCCTTTACGTCAGCATGTGCCCGGCCCGTCGCAATATCAGAAACAGTCGAGCGGCTGATCTTAAACTTCTTCGCAATCTGCGGCTGAGTCAGCTTATCTTCAGCCAGCAGTTGCTTGATCTTCTTCACCTTCGCTTTTGTCAACTTCATTGTGAACCTCCGTTCAATAGCAATCCTCCAAGCAGTGAACACAAATACCAGCGAGTTTACGAATCTCATCAAGCGAGTCGTACACCCCGGCAGTATTTGTCCAAGCGTCGATAGCACGTCGCAGATAGGTGTCAAACATAGTCGCGTAGGCAAATGGCGTATTCTCAATGCCATCAGTGCGGCTGGACGGCAATACGTCTTGGTATGCACGCTCGCCGTTAATAGCGCAAACAACATCCGGCAGCGTCGCCCGGCCACGCACAACAATACGCTCACCCACCGGCCCCGCGCCACGCCACACTACGCCATTCTCCATCATGCAGAGACAGCAACAAGTCAGCGTGGCAAACAAATTTGACAAACTATCGTCAAAGCGACCGCTAGTTAAAGCCGCATCAATCTCTGCCAGCCCACTTTTAAGGCCAACCAGCCAATAGGACACGTTAGGTGCATCAAGGCCGGAACCGTTATCGTCCTGCGTGATCTTTTCAATGACTTTGTAGATTTCGTTACGGGTCATTCTTGCTCCAAACTGATGAGGTTATTGTCAACGAGTACATTAGCGACCGCCGTAGCCAGCGTTGTGATAAATGGCTCCTCCATCTTCTCCGACCTGAAAGCCGCGCCAAGCATGGGCGTTCGGTTAAAAATGGCGTGCAGTACCTCATGGATCGCCGTGTCCAGAACGCCCAATGGTGTTTGCTTTATCGAGACGCGGATAAAGTCGTCTCCGCAAAGTCCGTTCATTTGGCTATCCGGGTCGCTCAAATCAACGTCTCTTGGATCAGAGACGAATGTCAAGGCGTAGGGATAACCTTGAACCATTAACTTAGTAGGATACTTCATTTTACCTCCGCATAGTAGTCAGGGCTAACGGCTTTGAGAATGAGGCGACCACCTAGCACGGGGCTGAACGTCTCCTCCAGCGGCGTAATCACAATCCCCTCGCGGCCCTTGAAGTCGCAACAAATATTCTCGGGACTGGCGAGCGTGGTTGGGCCACTAATGTACTGGTCAATAAGCTCAGGTCGGAAGGGGCCTTCATAGAGCACCGGCACAGTCGCAATCTCAAACAGGTCACAGTATGTCTTTATATCCTCCCAGTCAAGGTAATCACCGTCAACTGAAATATCAAAGACCCGGTGCCCCGTAAGAGGCAGTCCATAATCCATCGACTGAACACGGCTGCCGTAGATTTCACCAAACACAATGACATTCAGCACACCACGACTAATGAACTCCATCATCTGAATCATGTTGTCAGTCATCGGGAGCCAATACGGAGAGAAGTCGTGATTTGCGTTCCGCATTTTCACACGGACGTTGTGTGAACCCGCCATACCTACGCCATCAATCACACCCACCCGCGAGTTTGAACCGTGAATCTTCTCGGTAATCCGAACCGGCGTGCCCGTTGGCAGCGCAGAGGCGTAGCGATAGTAGTGCTGGATATTGGTATACTTATGGAACGCCGGATGGTCGGGCTCCGCGTCCGAGCTTCGCATCTTCGGCGGCGGCTGATACTTCTCTGCGCTGAACGCTTCTGATACGTCGTCACCAACCTTCACGTCGCCCAACGTCACACCCAGCCGCTCGTCAAGAGGCAGGCCGAAACCAAATGACGGCACGCCGCGTAGGCGGATCGCCCCGACTCGGCACTGAGACTTCTCCGAATCGCCGGGGTAGACCGCGTGCTTCAAGTAATTCTTCACGCCCAACGCATCGGCCACGGACTCTGGGATCATAATGTCAGGCGGAAAGTACACGCAAGACTGGCCGACATGAAAGCAGTCAAGAGGAGCTACGAGTTGAGTATCAAGCACCTTGACAATCTCCAGACGGTCGGCGTTGGGGTGCTGCGTCACAGACTTGACAGCAACGATTTCGACAGGGGTTTCACTCATTTGCAAACTCCGATGTTTGGTCAAGTAGTCTGAGGGTTATGCCGTTCCGGTCATGCTTAGCGAGTAGACCCGCAAGCCTCGCGCACTCTTGGAGTGTCTCGGTCAGTTCTTTGACGCGATCCCGCGCATCGTCGCGCTCTATTTCCAGCGTGTCACGCTCACTCTGAGCATAGAACAACTCGTCATTGAGCAGGCTAACTTCGTTCTGGTATGAGTCGCATTGTTCACAAATCACACTAGCTCCCTCGCAAAGATAGGTTTCGTTCGGTCAATGGTTTCGTGGTTCTCGATGATGTATTCCATCGCCGCCTCAAAGTAATCCGGCTCGTCCGTGTCGAAGATCGCTTTGCGAATATCGACCGCGAGTAGGCGGGCGGTAACGTCCATCCTGTACGCTGCGTCATTTGTCATGCGGGTGGTAATGTCGAGAAATTCCGACCCGGTGTGAGCAATCAACTCTTCCAGCCCTACCCTACGCAGCAAGGCCGATGCCGCCAAGTTGTAAAAGCGGTCGCCCTCCAAGGTGACAACGGGTTTTCCCAGATATAGGGCTTCTACTACCGTGTTGTACCCGCCGAACGGCCACGAGTTCAATGCAAAATCGGCATATTCCGCTTCTTCCATGTATTCGAGATATTCCTTATCTGCGTGCAGCGTTGCAAAATCGCCCACCTGATGTGCGATTTCGTTAGCAAATGGTATGAAAGCGTTGTACCGATGAACGCCCCGGCTGGCGAAGATCGCAAAGTGAATGTCAGGACAACGACGGTGAAGCTCCTGCAACGTCCGTATCATCGTGTAGTTGTACTTGTCCGGTCCCCAGACGCAGTTTACCACGACCTTATCCGACTTCTGCTTAGGATACTTCCGCTCAAACGTGGGCCATACTGGCGTGCAGCCGAGCCCTGGCAGAACAATGGGCGTCTCGGAGTAGTTCTTGTCCAGGTCGTCAATCTTCTCTGTCTCCTCGCCCACAACAAAGTAGTCTATCTCACTGCCGAAGGTACTGACCGGGTGGCCGTAGCTCGTCACCTGAATCGGAGCGAGGCGCAGGTTGCTGAGCCACACCGATTCGTCTGTCATCCCAATGTCGGGGTAGTAGATCAACTGAAAATCGTTTTCCGTGACCAGACTCAATGGCAACTCGTGTACGCCCTTCGCGTCCAGTGTAAACTGCATCTTATGAATCGTATCAAAGTACACCTTCGCGTGTTCGGGGACAGCGTAGGGGCCGGTGTGCAGCAGTGTCAGCTTGTAGTTTGGTCGAAACCGATCTAGGTACGGGAAGCAACTCTTATAGACTGCCGTGTGCGGCGACCACTTCGACGTGACAATAGCGATGCTGTGCCGATCCGGTTTGTTGACAATGTTAATCTCTTGCTTCTGCAAAAACTCACGGCACCCGGCGTTGACTAATTCTTTCACACGCCGGTCAGTCCTATCCTCCCCCGCAAAGTACGTTGAGTAGAAATAAGGAAGCGTCACCCGCTGATCGAATGGGCGGTAGCGATGATCCATTTCTTGATAGTGTAGCCGCATGTTAGCTTGATAATGCGGCAGGACGCAGCCAATGGTGGCAAGCGGATAGGTAAAATGCCAGAGACTAGCCAGGCGAGGATCATGGTCGAAGAGAACCTTCGCATCAATCTTTGCCATGTTCTTCACGCCGTACAAGAAGAGAATCTTAAAGTAGTTGTCACGCTGGCGTATGACCTGATTGAGAATATCGTCTGTGTCCTGATAACTGGACATGGCAACCATATTTGCAAACAAGTGCGCCCGACTAATCATCATCGGAATGTACTCGTTTGGAAACTGAAAGTCAGGGTCACTAAGTACCGCCATAATGGCCGATACAATCTGGTCGATGCGATGCAGCCCTTCCTGGTTAATTGTCCGAAAGTTGCATTGTTGAAAATAGTACATCACTTCAAGGATGCTTTTGCAAATCTCCCCATACTGCCCTTTGTAGAGAAGTGTGTAGAGGCGCTTTCGGTCGGTCACTGGTAGATCGGTCTTATTCGGCTGTATCTCAAACGGCGGGCGTTGCTTCCGTTGCCGCTTCTTCTTACGACGTTTCGGCATGGTAATCATCCTCTGTGTATTCTTTGATGCCAAAGGGTTCAACAACATATACCGTTTTCACGCAGGGGTAGCACTGTTGAATCTCCATCCAAATGTCGGCCGCGCGCCAGCGAGTCGTGATAAGTACCGTCTCGGCTGGGTTCTCGTACAGAGACTCGGCGTGTTCAATCAATTGCCCCGTGCCGGGAACGTACCGGCCCGCCTTGCGTCGGTCGGAGTCAATAACCCGCCCCTTGGTAATGTGGAACGCATTAAGGAACGCCGCTCCCTTGCCCGTGCCGCCCCAGAACACCATGTCAGTGTCGATCAACTCCATTAGGAAGTTGACCAAACCACTCGTCCCGTGGTAATCCCAACCCTGGGGGTAGCCAGGGTAGGCTCGCGGATTTGGCACGCCGGTCCAGATGACTACTTCATCATTGTAGGTGCGGTAGCACTCACGAGTCAACCACCCGCAAGACTCAAACATCGTCCGCATACTGCGGAAGGTAAAGTTGCTCACATGCTCGTACAGGAAATCGCCCACGCGGGTTGTCGCCAGAGCCCTGTCAATGCACGGCACTTCCGCCACGAACACTGGACGAATGTTATTCTGCACGCAGGCCCAGGCCAATTCCGTGATAAACTCCCGTGGTTGCTCCATGTGCTCCAGTACATGACGACACACCAGCATGTCAGGCTTGTGCTTGCCCAAGTCCCGCCCAGGGATGAAGTAGTCGGCATACGTCTTTAAGCGTAGCAACTTGCAGTCCCGATGCTCTGGTCCCGGCTCATAGGCGATAGCTTCAACATCGCACTTCAGCATACAGGTAAGTTTGAGCGTGTGGAGAAACGAACCGTCGCCCGCTCCAATGTCCACCACCGTCAGATCGTTGTGGATATAGTTGTCCCGCAGCTTCAAAGCAAGCTCGTCAAGGTGACGCTGCCAGCCCCGCCCATTGTTGAACATGAGGTTGGAATCTTCTTCATACGGGATTTGAGCCACGTCGAAGTCTTTATTGAATACATGCCCGCACTTGACGCAAACGTGGAAGTTCATCGGATACCGCAACGCCCGCTCTGCATCCTCGCGTGTGCGGGGTAGGTTCAGGGCGGCGAGCGGTTGCGGGCCAGGTTGGTAGAGCGGGTGCGTCAAGTGACACCCGCAGGCAAGACAGTTACTCATGGCCGGAAATCCTTATCTACCACGCACAAACGCGGTATGTAATGAGGGTTAATGTTCAAAGTCTTGCAGACAACATACCACTGCCCTGCATACAGAACATGGTCGCCTTTACGAAGCATTAGCATGTTCGTGTCGTTCCTCCAAAGGTCGGTGCATTAAGCGGGCATAAACCTCATCAATGCTGATAGGTCGCCATCGACCAATCAACCGATGAATGTTGTCGATACCAACGTCCATCGCTCGCCGGTTGGGCCAGAGGCTATCCAGCTTCTCTTCAAATTTACCGTGACTATGACCGTACAGATGGATGCTGCCCTTTTGCATACCACGCCACGACAGCATGGGCTCGTGGCTCATGCGGATACGGATGCGGTCGGTATTACCATGTGCAGTAGCTACGGTGAAACGCCGGTAAAGCAAGTCGTTCAGGGAGGAGCCGTGCCGACGCAGACTACTCGCATCGTGGTTGCCACGGATAAAGTGTAGTTCGCGCACTTTCAGCCGCGCCCGGTAGTGACCTGCCCGGCTTGCTTGCCAGCAGAAGTCTCCCAAGTGGTACAAAGTGTCGTTAGGTTGTACCCAATAGTTCACGGCACCGATCAACATGGCGTCCATGTCGGCCAAGTCGCGGGTTTCTTGGAAACGCGCGTCTTGGTGAACACGGACGCCAGCGTGGCCGAAGTGTAGGTCAGCGGTAAACCAGATCATGTATTCCTCCACCCCAGTCTACCATACAAAAGGGCGGTTGTCAAATAAATAAGGGAGGGGTGCGACACCCCTCCCAGGTCGCAAGGCTATGCTTCAGGGTCCGTTTCTTCGGGATCAACGAGGGGCTTGATAATAGCCCGCGCCTCGTCCATCAATGTAGCCGTCTTTTCCAAGGAGGGTCGAGCCTGCTCCATGAGGCCGACGCCTTCACAGATAAGGGCCGCCCCCTTAAACTGCTGTGAAATACTCCCATCGGCAGTCTCGGCCAACATAGCCCCATAATTCGCCGTTACATGGCCCTGTCCAAACACCTTCCCCGCCACATTGAGGTTTTCGCCCACTTCGTTGACGATTGCACTAAGACGTTCAAGGTCTGCTTCGGAGCAACCAAGTTCCTCATAAAGAGGCAGATTTTGCGGCAGTGCCATAACGAAGAAAACGGCATCGTTACCAAGCCGCGAAAGCTCACCCCCCACGTCCTGCACGCTCGCCATCGCCACATCCACCGCAGTCTCCGCAACTACCTCCACTAGCGGCATGTCCGCATCACACGCGGCGACCGGGCCGCCAATCCCAACACACAAAAGCAGCGTCAACAGATACTTCATCACACTTCTCCCTCGGGTTAAAGAAACTACGTCCACTCGTAATGGTACGTCTTATACACGAAATCGTGAATGTCTCCGACAACGCTCGGGTTTACACTCTGCCACGGCTGGCCTGCCTGCGACGGCGGCAGTAGTCTAACCCCTTTGTAGAGGGTCTTGCCGCCCTTCAACTGATTTGGACACACCTTTGTAATCAAGCCGGTAACACCGTGCTGGCAAACCGCCACGACCCCGACATCTGGTTTAATCGCCATCAATGAACTCCTGCGTCTTGTAGTAAACAGATGCCACAACACCGGGATCAAGCCCAGCCTCATTAGCACAAGAGAGCAAATTCTGTGCCAACCGCCCGATGAACCGAAGCTCGGCTACGGAGAAATCCACCAGCGGCGTCTCCGATGGGTAATCGTCAATCATTCTCCCCTCCACCACTCTAGCCAGGTGCGTCGAACTCTGGGTCCAGGGGTCGGCTCGGGCTCCCGTCGCCACCGGAACGGGTCGTCGTTCCGCTCGCGGACTTGCCTAATCACGTCATCGAGTTTCCGCAAGACCTTGTAGACAAGGATACGACCCTCTTCAAGCTCGGAACAAGAAGCAGTCTTGATCGTTGCAGGGTCGTTGCAAATCGTCTCGACGGCGGTGAGTTTCTCCACAATGTCGCCCAAGTACCAACAGGAGAAGTCGTAGGTGATCTTCAACTTGTCACCCTCACGCACATTCTCGACAGAGGTAAGTGCGGTGACTGCTTCCTTATTACGGAGGTAGGCGTCGTAGTCCAACTCCATCTTAATCTTAACGTTCTCAATGCGTGTGGGGTTCATGCTTCGATCTGCTCCTGCAACGCTCGGCACGTTGGCACAATAGCCTTGTGAAGAATATCCATTTCGTAAGACGTGCAATCATACTCAATTGCCGCCATAACAAACTCGCCGTCCGTATCCTCCACCTTAACAACGCAGCGATTCTTCGTCGGGTCATCTGGGTTGCACGCAAAACTCATGGTCCCGTTGTTACGGGCCAAAAAGTTGAAACACTGATACAAGGTCGCACAAGACATTTACTCCTCCTCCTCGGTTACGCCAACGCTGGCTTTCATCTCGCCAAGAGTCATAAGCTCCAGTCGTCTGTTATCTCTCAAAATGTCACGCACCCGCTCGTCCGTAGGCAAGTGGATCAGGTCAACGATAGTCGCCCCCAGGTTCTCATCGGTGCCGAGACGGTGGATACGATCCTCGGCCTGCGACCGTGATTCGGGATCGAAGTCGTTACTGTAGAACACAGCCATACGCGACTCGGTGAGCGTGAGGCTCATACCGCCCGACTTCGGGTGGGCAACAAACGCGACGCGCGGGTGCCGCTCAGTATCCGCCCAGTAGTCGAGTGGTTTGTCCACCATGAGCGGCGACCCATCAATGTCCCACACTTTCCAACCTCGACCGTCAACACGAATCACCGACCACTTCTCCTTCGCACAGAGCTTAACGATTCGGTCGAGCGTGCCTGTAAATCCGGCAAACACAACGAGTCGCCCTTGCTCCTCGTTTTCCTCAAGCAGTTCCACCAACGCCTTATCCTTCGGGCAAGGAACTTCTTTTGTGACTCGTATGCGATGCGGTACTTCAGCGTCACCGCCGCAAGTGGGACAGTCTTGAAGCTCTTTCCGCAGTGTGTCAACATACTCTGGGTCAAGCATGTCTGTCATTTCAAACTTTCGGTCGGGGTCATCTGTGTCCACCCAGATTGCCGACTTGCCCGGTGTCTCACTCTGAGCACAAACGGGACAGGGCTCGGTGCCATCGACCTTCTCACGGTATTGGAAACCGTCACTAAGCTCCCGCAGCCAAGTGAGGCCGGTGATTGCATTAGGCGCGATCTTGACGAGCGCCTTTGCCACACGCTCGGTCGTAGGTGACGGCTCACAGTGGACAGTGCGATAAACCTTATCAGGTAGATCGAGACAATCCTTCTTGTGCAGAACCAGTACCAAGCCTTGCAGCCGTTCGTTTAAGTACGCCACTTCGTTGAAGCTCGGCTCCCACGGGTGATAATCCTCCTCGAACGCCATTTCCAAATGCTGCTCCTCATCGGCGTACCCGCCACACACGGCACACTTGTCGGCGTCGTCTTTCCATGTCACGCGCTGGAGAATTTTACCTTGCGGCAATTCCTTCTCCATGAAGATTCCCAGGCGGCGCTCAAAAGCTTTCATGTCGCCCTCCCGCAAGAAGCCAGGAGCGACAATCTCCGCTTGCGACCACCAATCAACCGGTGACTTCGGAGAAGGTGTGCCCGACATGGCGATAACATAACCTTGCGAACCATACGCATCCCGAATACCATCGGCCAACGCCTGCGCGGCTTGCGACCGTTGTGAAGTGTGATTCTTCAATCGGCTGGATTCATCGAAGATTACTCCGTGCGGTGGCAGCGTGCCGGGCACCCAAGACTTCATCTTACTCCGCAACGCCTCATAGGTGAACAGTTGAAGCTCGACGCCTTCCAAACCCCACTTATCAAATTCACGCTGCACAGCCCGCAGACCGGATTTCGGCCCCACCCACCACCAATCCGGGAATCCTGACCGCTCCATCACTTCTATTGCAGAGAGAGTTTTTCCCGTGCCCATTTCTGCCGCGAGCACGCAGTAGTGATAGGTAAGCCCCCAGTTTGACATTAGTTTCTGGTGGGTACGCAGTGGGCGCTCGTAGTCAAACTCCTCAAGCGGCTTCTCCCAACGCTTGTAGGGGTTCTTCCCTTGCATAAAGTTGAGTTGGAAGCGGTTGCGAGTACAGTCAGCGACGGACCAGATTTTACGCGGATTATTGTCGTCGTAGCCGTGCCACTTGGAGCCTTTCATCGCCTTGATTTCGTCTTTCAACGCATACGGACTCTTGAGAAATTCGATACGGCCCTTGTCTACGCTGATCGTCGCGGGCACTTTGATTAGCTTGCCTTTAGTCGTTTGCGTGATGAGTCGGATTTCTTTTGGGTCACTCATAGGTCTACTCGGAACGCCTCCATTTTCTGAGGGATGGCGGAAATGATGATAGGATCGCGGTCCTGTAAGAAGGATCGACTATCAACGAAATTGTGAATTGCTTTTGGTTTCGAGAACGGTCGCGGCGTGCCTCTACGGTCGCAGACGATTTTTCGCACGTCCCTATCCAGCACCATGATATAGTACACTACCGCTTAACCTCCAGCAAAAAGGTTTGATCGTCTTGCGGCACAATCCGCAATCCGTAGAACAGGTCACGCAAGCCTACCGATTCAAAGTGGCGGTAGATCATATTTAACGCATACCTAACGCCGGGCGGGCAGGGAGTATTTCGGCACCCTTTTAGCACTGCCTCACGCCACTGAGTTAGTGTGCCCGACACGATGGTAGCAAAGATGCCACGTTGCGTCGTCTCTGTTACTGCAATTTCCATGCCGGAAACCGCTTCAAGTATGTCCAGTGTGTCTAACTCCGTCGCCACGATGAAGAAACCCGCAGTAAGCAAGCTCCATTGAGGACGCGCCCAACCAACAGAAATGGGAGCCTTCGCGTCTTTGAACGCCGCGAGGCATGACAAGGCGTGTGGCAATTCATCCAGTGGCACAGTGGCAGCATCAGCCGCTTTAGCAAGACTATAGCCCAGCACGTTGCGTGCCACCGGAAGCAGACGGTTCAAATCCAGCTTTGTCTGCATGATCGGAATTACGCCGGGTTTCATCTAGCTCCTCCAACCAAATAAGGGACTCATTTCGCATCGGTGTGAGTATGAGTTGTGGCCGGTACTCATAACTCCTCGTCTTGATCCCTCCCGGAATCATCTGGGTCATCAGTCTCTCCCTCGTTGTGTAGCCCAACCCACTGCGTATCAAAATTCACCGTGGCTTCTTGAGGCGTGTTCCCATAGGCTTCAACCCCCGACTGCCCGAAAGCATTATCTGGTAGGTAGTCAGCGTAATGCGTGTTCGATACACCGTAGCTACAAACCCACCGCAAGCCATCGTGGTATAGTAAAACCGGATACATGCGATGCGGTAACAACTGGAACGTGGCAAGACGTTTGGCTGCTTCGGCGGCTTCAGCTTCGGCTTTGGCTTTTATCACCCAATAACGGCGCACTAAATCAGCGCACATTTCATCCGTCAATGGACCGGTAAGAAAATCAGTCATTTTGAATCCTGAAGAAAGATATGGTGCCCAAGTCGCCCCGTGACTTGGGGCACCATACAAGTTTGCCGTTTAACGCGCCCGACGCTTCGCCGCGGCGGTTTCAGCTTCGGTTACGTTCTGCACACCGTTATCCTTAACTTCGATGAACTTGCGCATCTCCTCACGCAACACGTCCAGCGACGGGGTTTTGGTGAAAGGTTCCGAGCATTTGTTGACAACCGGAACATGCCAACCCCAGGAGCCACGCTTAGCGTAGCGAACAGTCAATGTGCAGGGCAGGGGGCCATGAGCGTCAATACCTTGCTTTGCCGCCGTGGCCTCACTGACAGGCAGGAAGTTGATAAGATCGCCAGAAACGGCGCGAGACGACTTCGTGCCCATGAAGAACTCAAAACAGCGTCCCGTCGAACGCTCCACTACCAGGAATGACGGCCCCCACATGCAGCCACTATCCTGTTCACCCGAACGCGCCTTAATATCCTGAAACTCAGGCGTGCTCATGTCATACACCGCGACAACAGCTTCGCGGTCACTCATGTCCAGAGCTTTTGCCCGAACAGCCAGGGGGAGAATGTCAATTGACGAGCCAAGATCGTCAATCTCTTCGCCGCCAGGGAGGGGGATGCCATAGTGACCGGGCTTAATCTTCCCGGTATCCACGTACTTCCCTTTGGTAATCAGTTGCAGGCGCTGAAGGTAATCAACACCCTTGGACAACTCATCCATCTGCTCCGCTGTAACAAGCTCAGTCGTCGGAAGGGCAGAAGCATCGAACGGGATCAAATCAGTACTCATCACTCAGTCTCCAGATTAAGGTTTCCGCCAATTTCTCTTAACTCTCGAAGCTGTTGGCGTTCCAGCTTCCTACGCTCCATTTCATGCTCACGTTGCTGTAGACGTGCCTTGAACATTTCTTCTTGCCGTACCAGGCTTTTAGGGTCTAGGTGCAAAATCCATTCCAAACACGCCATCCAACCATCAGAAGGCGTCTCGGCTTTTCTCAAACGAAGGATCAAACCTTGCACCTGCGGGTTTTTGTATTCGCTACAAATCTGGGTGAACTTTCGCAGGTAGGGGATTGGGTCTGGTCTGTTTATGTTGTGTTCATCAATGAACTTTCTCTGTGCTGCCTCACGGTACTCCCGCATCACCTGATGGAACATTGTCTTAAATTCTGCACACGTCAGCGTGACCGCGCTCTCGATGTAAGCATCTTGCAAGCAATAAGGTGTCTTGGCTAACAGGCAGGCGGATTGAAGCGGGATTTCGCCCCGCCGCAACATTTCTTTGTAAGCAGGCCGCAGATCATTTAAGTCTAAAATCTGCCGCACCCATGAGGGGCTTTTACGAATCAGCCGTGATAACTGCGGAACAGTCATGCCAGGATTGTTGTGCAAAATCCGTTCCAAACGAACAGCAAATTCTACCGGTCTTGTTTCAGGTCGGATTCCATTAGCCTGAAGCTGTATGACTAGCATCTCGTCATCGGTCATCTCTTGTATTTGACACGGGATTGTCTCCATGCGCAACTGCTTACAGCAGTGATAACGCCAATTACCCTCAACAACCTCGTACTCAGCGGGGCCGATAAACCGCACGAGAATGGGCTGCAACACGCCTTTGTCACGAATCGAGTCTAACAACTCATTGTACTCAACGCTCTCTGTGCGTACCGGACGGAGTAAACACCGGGGGCTGCGTATTCGATCCAAGTGTATCTCCGCTAGTCGCATCCTCGTTCCTCCATAGTATATGGTAGCTACGTTTCCGAGTTCTTGGCGCGGTAAAACAGATTTTTCTGGAAAAAGTTTAGCCCCTCCCTTGAAAGTGGCAATACTGAACATTTGACTATCCACACTATCAGGGGTTTTCGACGCGGCAGATAGGATAAAAACTACCACCTTTGCGGGGTTCATCCACTCGCCATCCTACCTAATCTGAGGGGAAGGATAGAAATGACCATCACAGAAATCCCGTATTTTCTAGGCCGAATGCGCGCACGACGCGGCAGATAGGATGAAAATGAGTGGATGGCGCAGAAAACTCTCCCTACAGATATTTTCTTTCTTCTTGTCTCTACAGACCTTTTTTTATTCTCTATCCACTCAATTCTATCCACTGGTGTTATCCGACTACTAGGAGAAAACCATCATAGCTAGTGTTTTGACGTTTTGACGCGGCGGCGTTTCGAGTGGATGAACCCCTCAGACTAGGTAGGATAAAATGCCGTTTGAGTGGATGAAACCCCTGAAAGTAGTAGTTTCCATCCTACGCGGTGTCGCGTACTTAAACCTGGGGGGTTTTCACTTTTTTCAAAATCGCGTGCAACAAATCACGCAAACGTAGCTACCATAGACTGTGGAGGATGACGATAGCCTCAAGCTGGAGATACTTGATGACGAAGATTCTGGATGCTTTTGGGAATTTCTTTCGGGCAGTGGTGTTGCCAAAACACAACAACCCCGATTTCTTTTGCCGCTGGTTGGACAACTCACCAGATTTGGAAACCCAACTTCTTGTTGCTCCGGGTAAAGGCTACCCTGTTGAGGGCTACCGTAATGTGTGGACAGACGGAGAACAGGAATGGTTTAACATACGGTATCCCAAGAACGCTATGGGTGAGCCCTACTGGCGCGACCGCGAGCTTAACTTCGACCTGGGTGAGCATTGGCTTGGCATTGGTACGACGTGGTGGGATTGGACAAAGCGTGAGTCCGTCGCGTGCGCCTTCGACTTTGATGAAGTCACGTCACACGCGCCCGGCGTTGGTGTATCTGACGATGAACTAGACAAGGTGAAGACCCGCGCCTGCGAGCTTGACTACGTTGAAGTCTTGAAATCAACGGGTGGCGGCGGCCTTCACATTTATATCTGGTTTGATGAAAATGACCGGCCCCGCACGGAGAATCATACAGAGCACGCTGCCATCGCCCGCGCCATGCTCGGCAAGCTCAGTACCGACGCAGCGTTCGACTTCGGCAGTCACTTGGACGTGTGCGGCGGGAATATGTGGGTGGCCCACCAGAAAATGTTTGGCACAGATGGGTTTGAATGTGTCAAAAAGGCCACACGGCTGTTGACAAATAAAGACATCCCGCCGAATTGGCGGGACCATCTTGAAGTAATCGGCGGAAAATCCACAAAAGTGCGCGTTGTTGGCGTCACCGATAGCGGCGAAGAGATTGACGAACAAGACCCACTGGCCGAATTGACAACTGCTCACCCCAAGGTTCCGCTGGATGAAACACATAAGAAAATCATCGCAGACTTGGAAATGACAGGCGCATCCTGCCTCTGGGTGCCCGATCACAATTTGGTACAGACACACACTTGCGCTTTGAAAACTGTGGCCGAACAGTGGGCCGATCAAGGCCACGCCATGCGTGGCTTCTTCAACACGCTGTCGCCGGGAACCGATTTGGGAAAACCCAACTGCTTTATGATCCCGAAACGGGACGGGGCTTTCATGGTTTTTCGGTTCGGTAAAGGTACGTTGGAGCATGGGCTTTGGAAACAGGATCGGCAGGGGTGGACGTGGTGTAGTTACAACAAAGCTCCCGACCTCTATGAAGCGGCTATTGCTCTTGGTGGTGCAGAGTTAGAAGGCAACAAGGGGTTCCACTTTGGCTCACTTGTAAATGCCGGGCAAGTCGTTAAAGCTATCGGCTCTAAGCTCTCGCTCCCTGCTGGGAATGATTACGACCAGCGAACTGCAATCCTCCGTAGGAATAATGACGGCAGGCTCGTGGTAGAGATTGACCGTTGGGAAGGTGATACCGGCTTCGACAACTGGAACGGGCAGAAGAAGAACAAATGGATTAAGGTGTTCAATATCTGTGTGGACACTACGGAAGCCGACGATGACTACAGCCGCTATGATACTCTCGTTCGCTCCTGTCGCTCCCCTTCAGACGCCGACGCCGGTTGGCGGATTCGTGTCAACGGAGGGAGTTGGATCAAACACCCGCGAGAGAATGTGACCAGCGTTCTCAGTTTGGTCAAACCGCCCGACGTGCAAACAAACAACATCCTGGGCACAGCGATTATGAATCAGTGGATCATGGTCTGCAAGCCTTTTCACGAAGAGCACCCTGGCGGTCGTCAATGGAATCTTGGGGCTCCTCAGTTTATCTACCAACCCGCAGTAATCGAGGATGAGGAGAAACCGCAGCACCCGCACTGGGATCGTGTCATGGCCCACTGCGGGGAGGAACTAACACCGATCATTCGGAAATCCTCGTGGTGTCGCCACTGGGGTATTTTCAATGGCTGCGACTATCTTACTGCTTGGATTTCATGCTTGCTGCGGGAGCCATTTGAGCCGCTCCCATACCTCTTCATGTACGGCCCACAAAACTCGGGTAAGTCAATCTTCCATGAGGCAATCAGTTTACTTATTACTGGTGGCGTGGTTAAAGCCGACCGTGCTTTGACCAATGCCAGCGACTTTAATGGTGAACTTGCAAATGCAGTCTTGGGGGTAGTTGATGAAGTAGATATTGCGAAGGCTGGCCCCGCCGTCTACAACAAAATCAAAGAATGGACGACGAGCCAGTATATTAGCATCCACGCTAAGTATCAACAAGTCTACCAACAGCGGAATTGCTTGCACTTTGTTCAAACCGCAAATTTCCGTAATAGTTGCCCAATCTTTCCAGGGGACACGCGGATAACGGCGATGTATGTTGGGCCTTTGTTGGAGGAGATACCTAAGCCTCGCCTCACTCAATTGCTAGAGGCAGAAGCCCCGAACTTCATGGCGACCTTGTTGGGCATGTCACTTCCGACTTCGGAGACACGCCTACGCCTGCCTATTCTCGACACAGTTGGTAAGGAACAAGCGGCGGAAGGGAACAGGGATTCCTTGGAGGAATTTATCGCGGACTCGTGTTACGAAGTGCCGGGCTGCAAAGTGCCTCTCAAGACATTCTATGAAACATTCAACGATACGTTGTCTGCTTTCGAGTCGGCACGTTGGACAAAGACACGGGTACGGCGCTCGCTGCCCGATAATTTTCCTGTTGGTAAGAGCACGGGAGGTCAGTTGTATGTTGGCAACATCAGTTTAATCGAGAAAGAGATTGATCCCAAGGCTCCTCGGTATGTTGCCAGTGGCTCTTATTTGAAACTGGAAGAGGAGTGACCCATGTACCGGATTATGATTTGCCAAAGCGTATGTGCTAGTGGCTCGGTAATCATCGCTCGAACGCTGGCAACATTATACGAAAATGAAGTTCCTGATGATATTGAAACAATCGTTGAGGAACTTGGCGGCGACTACTACGACATTCAAAACGAGGAGGATGACGATGGCGAAAATTGACTACAGCGTGGGGGATATTAACAGCACAAAGAAGGGTTCAGGTGCCCGAGCCAACAGTGGTAAGATTTCCTTTGCCGTGACCCCACTCCCGTTGCTGGCGGGCTGCGCCCGCGTTTGGATGAGTGGCCTGCTCAAGTACGCACCGTGGAATTGGGCCAAGGGAATGAAGTGGAGTGTACCCTTTGACTGCCTCTGTCGTCACCTGTTCAAGTGGTGGTATCTGGGAGAAGATATTGACCCCGAATCCGGTGAGCATCACCTTGACCTTGTGTTCTGCAACCTCTTCATGCTCAAGCACTACACTAAGACCTTTACAGAGGGCGACGACCGCCCGCCTGAGTACGCCGATTTCGGCCCGTGGTTGGATGACTTCAACACGCCTTTTGATGAGGCGGGGTTCTTGGAGCGGAACCCGGATATTGCCCGCATGATTGAAGAACGCAAGGCTCAGGAAGAAGTGGAAGCAGCGGAAGCAGCGGAAGCAGCGGAAGCAGCGGAAGCAGCGGAAGCAGCGGAAGGTGTCACCTGGCACGAAGGAGCAAAAGACTCCGCCGTGCGCAAGCACTACGGGATCATTTACCGTGCGGAGTCAAGAAAGAAGATAGCCGCTGGGGAGAAAAAGTTCACGCAAGACGAGATTACGGCCATGTGGGCCGCAGCCCGTGAGCGCGCCCTTGCCGAGGCGACGCAAAAGGATAGTTGCTCTTGTCCCGACAATGTTGATTGCCGTGGTTGTCGAGGAGGTTTCTAATGCCAAAAGCACCCAGTAGCCTCATTCCGATGAACGGGCACATGCTCGTCTCTGTAGACGTAGAAACAACGGGCCGACTCGCAGGCTGGCATGAAATTATCCAGATTGCAGTCGTCCCGCTGACAAGTGATATTGAACCCGTGCCCGACCGAAACCCGTTCTACATGAACATAGCGCCGCAATATCCAGAGCGGCACGAGAATCTTGCTCAGACAGTTCATGGACTAGACCTTGAAGAGTTACGAACCACCTGCCCTGATGCTTGGAAAGTGGCCGATTTGTTTGATGAATGGGTGCAGTCGTTTGACTTACCATTTAACAAGCGGCTTATTCCTTTAGCACATAATTGGGGATTTGAACGCGGCTTCTTGCAGCATTGGCTTGGGCTTGATTCCTTTGATGCGCTGTTTATGTCGCTGGCGCGGGACACCATGTTGTTTGCATTAAGCATTAACGATGCGGCAGCTTATCACGGGCTGGATATTCCATTTCCGTATGTTGGCTTGAAAGCCGTTGCAAAGAAATACGGGATCGTAAATCCCAACCCTCACGACGCACTTTCCGACGCATTAACGGGAGCCAAGCTATACAAAGCTATGCTGACTTCCTTCGGTCACTAACGCGGAAACCCCTCAGCCTTTCGATCCTTACGCTTCCCTGGTCGCGGCTTGACCGCGATCAGGGTTTTTGTTTCTTCCGGGATCGGCACATTCTTCGTCGTTCGGTTGCCTGAGTTCTTACCGGCGCAACACCCCATGTGAGTCTCCTCTGTATTGTAGCAGGCGCAGCAAGCCTATCGCACAACGTACTCGACACGCCCGCCTGCTTTAATTACCAGAAGTCCCTCGGACAGTGCTCTGTCTCCATCCGAATCTTGTTCATCAAGGCCGCGCCTTCGGCACGCACCTTACAGCCGCAGCCTTTACATCGCTGACTTTTCTTATCGTACCAATTACACTGGGAGCAGTAGGTAGCATGTAAATGGTTTACTTCCGTGTCGGTTCGGATTGGCCGCCCCGCCTTGATCCAATTCTTCACAGCTTGCCAGTAGGAAACCGCGAGCTTTTTCACGGCGGGAAAATCAGGAATATCCTCTGGGTTTGTTGACGCACCAACTTGAGTCAATGCGCCTTTACAATGCTCACACTCCTTCGGCAGCACCGCTTTCTTCACTATACTACAGTAGGCGTTTACCTGTAACTGCCCATCTGGCTTGCGGTCATTGTTGAAAGCCCGAAACGGGCACGGATACCAAGCCGAGTCAAATGTCCAGGCATCATCTTCACGTCTCGCGTAGCCTCGGGGACAAATGGGAGGGGCGGCGTCAGTAGGCGTGTACCTCACTTCACCATCCTCACCATACATGGGCTGGGGGTAGATGGCATTAGCGGGAGCTTGTAATTTACATGGTTGATGACTCAGCAGAACTTGTCGAAGCGTGCAGCGGGAGCATGATTCCTCCTCAACTTCCTTTCCATAGGTTTCGGCCCCGCCGTGGGCGCAACGATATAGCTCCCGCCGCTCGCCCGATTGCTCCTTGCGAATCACTCTCCGTCGTTTCTGGCACGGTATGTATTTCATTACCATAGCTCCAGCGGGCAGGTGAAGGCAGTGTACTTGACGTACTCATCAATTGGTGTGAAGTTAGAGCACCCGCAGGATACACAGAACTTGCTCACAGCGTCGTAGAACTTGCAACGGTGGCAGTAAGTCTCCAGTATCTCAGCCCGCTCATCTTCAGAGCGTTGTTCCAACTCTGCACGGTCATACACGTCACCCATGACAGCGACGAATTGCTCATCTTCTGCGTCGGGCTCGGCACGAAGCTGACACTCCATGCAGATTGCTTTACTCACCGGCTCGCAGTGATGGATACATCGGTAGTCACCGCAAGACGATACATGAACACGCATAGCAGTCTCAAATATCGTCCGCTGGTTTTTGCAGACTCGTTCTCTCATCTCTCTCCCTCTCTCGGTTAATCTGCCGATTTCGGCTCATAGATTTCATTCTGGTTTGGCGCGTTCGGGTCGCCCGGCAGTTCCTCGCACTCGTCGGGGTACTCAGGGTCGGCAATCGCTTTTGGCGCTCGCACCATCCACGGGGCCGACTGGTTGCAGAAGTATCCGCAGTTCTCGGTCAAGTCCTTAATCTCCGCGAGCTTTTGCTGATAGAACAGCCACGCTCCGAAGGCCGCGCCAAACGTGTGGCAAAAGGAACTCAGTGTAGACGTACAAGGCGTGCCACCGTCGTTACACCAGCAAGGGCCACCGACGCAACCGCCCAGGATGTTCCCAGACGTTACGCCGGGTGGAACGGGTGTCACGTACCAGACCTTCACTTCGTACACACAACCGTCGCCGTACTGCGGCTCACCGCACGCCGTTCGCCTCTTCTTCTTGTCCGAGTCGTTGCCTGCGGCGGGCACATCCTTATTCAAGGTATTGTCCATCGCCATCCGGCGCGCTTGCTTCGCAATTTCCAACGCTTGAAATTCCGGCTCCTCTTCTTCAGTGTCCGCAAAGTCCGAGATTTGACAAAAGACTGTGGGCGCAGAATCGTCCAAGTCAGACGGGTGGCGGTCGCCACTCGTCAGTACAACAAAGTTCTCGTCTGTTGTGTCGCCACCGCTCAGGATATGGTCAGCCGGTGGTGTGACATTGAAATCATAGCCAGGGTCAGCCGCCGCCGCTTCACCGGGGAGGGGCCACTGAGCCGTTGCAGATTTATTGGCAGGCCACGCCCAGTAGTAAGGCTCATTCGTGCCCGCGCGAATTGGTGTCCATGCCTGAAAGTTGATGGTATTGTTCTCGTTATTGAACTCGGCCTTGGTGATAATACACTTTACTTGGGACGCCGAAAACTGCGGCAAGTCAAGAGTTATCGCATCAAACAAATCCAGGTCAAGATGCTTGATAGTTGTTGTGAAACTTACTTGCTTCCATGTGTGCGAATCCCTAATCAGCCAGAAGGTAGCCGACTTCAGAATGGTGTCAAAGGTGTTTTGAGTGAAGTAATCACGCGCAACTTCCTGCACGCCATACTTGGGTACATTGTTTTTCAGAACAATCGTCCGCTCGACGTCATCATCACTCTCGACCCCCGCCTCACCATTCTGCCATTTTATAACGTGCTTTGTAGCAATATCCTCAGTCGTTGTATGGGTGACGTTAAACGTACCCACAAGAATATCGCTACCTGTAAGCGTCCGCACGGACGTAGGCTCCTCAGACAAATACTTAATGTAGATGACGCCATTACGAACATAGACAGCACACCGCGTCTGGTACGCAATATCCTGGATCAGTTGCAGCACATTCCGCCGCTCCTTTACCCAGAAGTTCGTCGGGTAGTTTGTCATCTTCGCTTGTACGGCTGTGAACGAGGTTGTGTCCACCGTAAGACTGGTATACTTCTCCACGAGCCATTCGATCACGTCTACGGGATTCGGCCCAACGTCCGATGTGAATGAAACGTAGAGTTGATCTTCCCAGTCAGAGTCGTATAGGCTGAGCTTCTTTTCTAACCCAATCTCGACTACGGTATACCCATCGTAATCCGTTTCGTATACTGTGTAATAGGACGACGGCACTTCTAGCAAAAGACTTCGGCCCGTTGGCTGCCGTTTGTATGCCGCCACGTTGTTGATCGTTCCGGGTATCAAGCTAACGATGTAGAGAATTTCGGCCTTCTCCTCAAGGAATACGTCAGTCCCAGGAGGAATCCAGAAGAAGCCCGCCGCTTCCATCTCATCAAAGGCTTTTTGCGACGCCGTAGGGCCACCCTCGTAAACTTGCCGAAATGTAGGACTAGCCGGATCGCAGTCATCTTCATAGTTATTAACGTCGAAATACCAAGCAGTGCCGGTTCCACTCTCAGTCCACCCAGACGTCCACGACGTCGGCTCTAATCCAATTGATCTGTCCGGGATTTCCTTACACGGCTGCCGTTCCCAATCTGCGAACTCAGGGTGGACACGTTGCGTTACCTTGAAGGTGTTGCCGCTAAAGGTGCCAGTAAATTTGGCCCCGTTAATGTTCAGCGTGACATTCGTATTTTGCGGGAAGTCTTCACCGCCGCGAATATTCAGCGTCTTGTGTTCATACGACTGTTGTTGCTCCAACAGGTACACCAAGTTGCAAATAGTCTCGTATCTATTTTGCACGCACTCTAAATCAGGGCCATACGATTGCTGCGTCGTTGAGTCATAGTTTCCAGCCCCATCGGTAGATAGTGTAGTTTCTTCACCGGTTGAGACACTTGGACACTGAATGTAACGTGCTTGACAGATTCGCTCGGTTAGTGTAAAGTCCGACACACCTTCCCCGTGTGTTAAGATACCACGCTGCGGAGCCCGCACTTGAACCGCTCCCATATTGCAGACTTCACCAAACACCAGCGGCCAAACCTTACCCCTGGCTTCTTCGGGTATGCTGTCAAAGTCCCCTTCCTCCATCGAGAACGCTACTTCATTATCTTCCCGCTTTGTGAGCACATCAAAGGTTAAAGTACGCTCACCCTCACTCCACGCAATCGGAGATGTAATCTCGCCTTTGAAGAGGAGAAATTTATGTGCTACAGTAAGACCTTGGAATCCTTGGTAAACCCAAACAGGTCGTTTGTGAATGTCGTGCTGATCGAGCAACGCCTTCAACTCACCGTCAATATCATCTAGTGTCAGCGAAATAGATTGCGAATCACTAGTACCCGTTACCATTGTTGCCATGTCAAAGTTACCCACCTGAATGATAGTGGGATACGGGTAGTCCAAGCCCGAGAGTTTTTGGTCGGAGTAGAGTATCTTTTCACCGCCGTCAACCCATTGAACTTCAACAATCAACAACGGCTCAGAGCCGTGCTTCTGTTGCAAATTGCTCAAAATGCCTGCCGGTACATCCCGCATTATTCTCTCTCCTCAAACTCCAAGGTTAGGTCCATGACTTCTCCGCCAGGGAACCTGACTGCTCGACCACTCCCCGTGCTTTCAAATGGATTGTTCACCAAGTAACCAATCCAGATGTTACTATCATGGTCAATGACCTGAATTGGCAGGCGGTAGTAGGCGTTGATAAAAACCCGTAATTCCAGAGCTTTATTTCGCGCTACAGTAAAGTCCCATTGAAGCCGTTTTCGCCCGCCCCGCGATTTAACATAGGTGTAGGATGTTCCATCCATCGCCCGGCTAATCTGCATAGTCGAAGTCAGACCAACCGAGTCGCTAAACTTCGGGCTGGGCAACACCAATGTTACTTGGAGACTGGGGTAAGGTGCGCGTAGTGTAAACATTAGGGACTCACCACTGTTTCTTCAACCACGTCGTCAAGTACCATCACATCCGTCAAGGTGCGATGCCATTCAACAATCAGTGTTTGACTGTCGGACATATTCATGTGATTGCCGGGCGGTAGTTCCTCTACTATTGTGCCCTCAAATTCAAACGTCAGCGTCCAGCGACAACCACGCCCATCTTGGGCTGCCCGATCATTTGGCGTCGTTATAATGCCCACCCACTGCGTTCCTTCCCAGTCGATGATGCCCACTTCTTTTCCAATGTGATCGACCATGAATTGCTGCATGTCATCCACTTCAGTCTTAGTAAGACCAGAGAAGCTGAGAATCAAAGTTTGAATCTTGGGCCATGTTGGGTCGGCAAAAATTGTCAAACGACCGCCGCGTGTTTCTCTGTTGATTCGAGTGAAGGATTGCCGATCCCTGTTGTCAAGGTTCGGAGCCCGAAGCTCGACAATATCGGTAGACTCACCCAGAGCGGGATAGAGTAGCAGGAATCGTTCTCCATCCGGTAGTCTAGGAATGTACTCCAAGCTATCGTCAGGCGGCGTGGGATTGGACGTGGAGGTACTCTCCCCGATAAAAGGCGTGTAGGCTTTCTTGTCGCACGGGTCGGGCAAGTAGTAAGTGAGTGTGTGACCCAGGCCCATCGAATCTGTCACAGTGCGATCCCACACCCCGTTTGTCTGAACAACTTGCGTCAAATCCAGTTCCGACGCAGGAATATCTTTAGACTTGCCTGCGTTCAGCGTTTGCACCAACGAGAGATTTGAAGAAGGCGTCTCGCTCCAGTATGCCTCGTCGGCCATATTCATTGTCGTTGTGACGTTCTCTTGATGCGGGTAGCCTGCCCCATGCACAAGGTCAATCGCATCCGAGAGTCGTTCAAACTTATCCTCATACGGCATAAAGCCATTGAGAAACATCTTACTCTGGCATGAGATTCGGATAGTTCCACGAACGCTGACGGCTTGCGTCATCGACATTGTGGAATCAACAAGATTAGAAAGACCGGTCACTTCGGCCAAGTCGGTAAGATTTAAGTCGTGGCTCAGCCCAATGAAATCGCCAACACTAACGAACTCAGAAACAATGTCTGAGACCGCCATGTTGGTTGTGAGACTTTCTTCTTTTACACGCCCGGCTTGGTGTACTAGCGTCAGCGTGCTTGACGCCGACGCCGGAATAGATATTGGCAACGTTTGTGTCATTGACAAGTTTGATGTAAGCGACCGCGTGAGATTAAGTCCAACGGCTACGTCGTCGGACAGTGCCATCACGCTGTTTACATCTTCCTCAAATGATGCCGACGCCTCCGCCAACACTTCAACGTGCTGCCGAGTTACACGCAACTTACCGTCACTAGCGGGTGCGAGCACTTCAACGTGCTGCCGCGTAACCCGTAGCTCACCATCGCTTGCAGGCGCAAGCACTTCAACGTGTTGTCGCGTGACTCGTAAAGCCATTAGGTCTTAACCTTTACGCCAAAGTTTGCCGCGTTGATCGCTGCCATCGTCCAAGCAGAGTTAGTATCGGGGTCTTGCTCCTCCAGACGTGTAAACTCCGTATAGCTTGAACTCATCGCCTGTCCAGAATCATCATACTCAGTACCATTTGATTCGACAATGGTAATCAACTCAAAATCAGTGGCGTCCGTCTCCTTCGCCATTGTGCGAACGACGAGTCCAGCAATCGTACCTAAACTCGCAACACTTCCATAAGTCCAAATGTCTTTGTTGGTGTTTGTACTTTCTTCCACATAGCTTGTATCATCATCGCAGATTGTTTCATCTACATTCTCATAGTGATTGGCGCTAGGTGTTGAAGTTCCAAACCCCGTTGTGTCATCGCCATCAGGATTGATTCGCACGACCTTGTGATTTCCAAGGAAGTCATTGTTGACAGAGCCAGTGCTATCGCAGACATACATATCATCCCAAGTTGGATGCACCCCTGATGTGTCTGAGGGAGCGAGCCTAACCCTGTCGTGGTAGGCATTAGACCCAGCCTGCGTATCTGTGCCCGTGCCGCTACACACATTCACCCCATTTACACGGACTTCATAAGTACCAGCCGTATTATCACACAGCACTTTGAACTCAATGTAGTCCCAGCTATTTGTTCCAATCCCTGCTCCAGTGGATGTGTCGATAAGCGTCGCATCCCGATACACACTAATCTCACTTGCTGACGCCGCAACCTGCAAATTCATCCCACGTTGCGAACCATCATAGAAAGCGACGATAGCTACTTGATCCGTAGTCTCACGCTTGAAGGCCGCGCCCCAAATAAGCGTGTCATCAGTCGTAAGTGGTTCTGACTCCAGGTAACAGGTATACCGATTGAAGTCCAGTGCGTAGCCACCTGTTCGTCCCGAGGCAATTCGCATGTAATTTTCTGCCGACACTGAGTAGCGTCGGCCCACCACGTCGGTAGGTGAAGGCGCACTACCCGCGCTCGTGCCGAAACCTTCAAATCCTTCAATAAGCAGAAGTGCCATAGCTTCACCTTTGTCTTGTAGAAGGAAGACCCTGGCACAGTCACAAACTGTGCCAAGGTCAACCGAGGGAGAGACTTAGCCGCTGACCGTGTAGGTAATCTTCAGCGTGTCCCCATTCTGGACCGAAACCGTCGAGCTAAACAGTGCGGTAGACCAGAGGATGCCAGATGTACCACTAGCCTGATCGGTCACGAAGATACCCTTCAATGTGGCAGACGACGTGATAGAAAAGTCAGCCGTGGTTGAGTTAGAAATGGACCGCGAGGATGCAGAGCCAACCGACCAGGCAACGCGGTTGCCCGAGTACGGTGTGGCTTCCGACCAGCCCGTGTGCGATGCCAGCGTGTCGCTGTTGCTAACGCCAGTGTAGCCCGAGTTGTCAATAAGGCCAATATACCATGCGGTATGCTGCGATGTGGCACCAAAATGAACGTCCAAAAGATCATTCATGCCCACATCAACGATGCCATTAGGCACGCGGTACAGGCCAATGAGTTTGCCGTCACTGTTGCGGTGTTCAATGTAGTAAGCACCACGAAGCGGCAGATTGTGTTGGGATTTCATGTGTTTCTCCCTTTAGGTTAGTTTGATTGTGCCCCGGCTGATTTCTCTCCGCAAACCGTGGGCAATTTCCCGGATCGTTTGTTGTGAGTTGTCGCCTCCCTGGACTGTTACGTTAATGTCTCCGACGTTTGTTACTGAACCGCCCTGCTCACGATAGACGGGTTGTTGTCCCGCGTTAATAGCCTGAAGTTGCGGGAAGAAGTTACGAGCCGAGCGAGCATTGATGACAAACTCGCCAGGTGACAGCATCGCAGGGATGGTATCCGTACCACGACCACCGATGGCAAAGAATCGGCCACCCTTGGCCGCCGTGACAGCACCACCAGAACAGTATCCACTTGCCTGCGCACACGCTTCAGCCGCTTGCAGCGCTGACTGAGCCGTAACTTGCATCGCTTGGGAAGCCGTCCCAGCCAACTGTACTGAATTTTGCAACTGCGTGTTCCACGTACTTGTAGCCGTTGCAAGCTGATTTGTAGACGACACAGTTGAGAGAACTTGCTGATTGGTTCCCGCCGCAGCTTGTTCCGTTTGCTTGATCTGTGTCGTAGTTTCCATAAACGGGTTTACCAGCATCCCCGCATTGATAGAAGTTTGTCGAACCGCCTCAGCCGTGGCTTGGGTACTCGACGTAGCTTCTTTTATGTACGGGTTAATGCCGTTGTAAATTGTCCGCAGCGTGTTTACCTTTTCGTTCACACGTTCAGCAGCCGCCGCCTGAGCTTCAAACTCAGTCGAAGTTATCGAAGGCGGTTGCGGCGCGACGGGTGGCGCGACGGGCGGTGCTACCGGCGCTGCCGGTTGCAAAATTGCGTTCTGAGCCGCCGTCGCTGCTTCCAATTCCGTTCTTACAGCCTCAGCTTGCCCCGCCTGAGCGGCAAGAGCCTGGGTAGCTGTAGCCGTAGCAGCAGGCAGGCTGGCCTGAGCTTGGCGACTAGCTTCCAACTGCTCTGTCGTCCCCTTGGCTGCCTCAGTCATTTCTTGCTGAGCGGCTGCACCAGCGCCAAACTTCTCGTTAATGTCGTCAAGTTTTCGTCGCGCTTCCTCCGCCTGCGGGCCGAGAATATCCACTTGGGAAATACCCCCAAGAGTGTCCCCCAAAGTCTGTGCAGCAGTAGCTACACTTCGCCAAGCCTCGGCACCTGCTTTAGCCTCCTCAGTCGTTATTCGGCCAGTCTCTTGCAATTGGCGACCGTACTGATAGACTTCATTGAGATAAGTAGCTTCTGCTTCGGTCAGTCCGCGACGCTCCGCAGCAGCAGTTCGGACGATTTCAATGCTTTTTATTAGCGACTCGTTGTATTGCTCAGCGTAGCTTAATCTTTCTTTTTCAGGATCAATCGTCGCATCAAACCCCGCGCCAACACCACCGGAGATTCTAAACTCACCGAGTCGGTCTAAAAATCGGCTAAGTCGCGTAGACGTATCAACCTCCGACAACTCTTTCGCCGTTTTCAACTGGGCGTCGAGTGCCTTCATGTTGCGATCTACGGCGGAAGCTGCGGCATCGTGTTCCTTTATAATCTTCTCAGCAGTCTGGGCAATTTGCTCAGCCGTTTTGACAGAATCCCCGAGCACATTTATTTCACCAAACTGGTCAATGTAGGCTTGGAGGAAACCTTCATTTGTGATGGATAAGGTGATGTTCGCTCGAAAGTCTGTCGCGTTCAGCTTTGCCGCAAATGTGTTAATCATTCGGTCATAGTCAAGGTCGGCCTTTGACAGTGCATCGGTGATGCCATCTTTTAGATTAGACACGCCTTCGACAATGCCCATTTGTTCAAACACATCGAAATCAAACGACCGATCTAACTCGGCGCGCAGGTCTTCCATGAGAGCTTTGGAGCGTTCTGCACGTTCCTCCAGCTCTTTCATGCTCTTCGGTTCAGTCTCGTTGAGACGTTCGTACTCTTCAATGAGAGCTTTTACAGTCTCTTGGGAGGCGATACCGCTTTCTTTGAGGGCTCGAATCTGCTCTTTACTCGCTGCCGACTGCGCCTTTTCGCGGTCGATTTGAAACTGCGTTTCCGCTTTGATTCGGTCCCCGCGAATTTTCGCCAGGTCTTCCTCAGCTTGACGAATTAAACCGACATTACTCAGACGCTCCGCTTGAGCCAGAGCTTCTTGCGCTCGTTTCTCTGCGATGTGCGAAAGTTCGCGGGCGGCGGTAGCTCGTTCCTCATTAGCCCCGACTTTTGCGTAGGCTTGTCGAGCTTTTGTCGCTTCTTCCTCGGCGCGTTTAAGAGTGACCCAAAACTTATTGCGATCACTCAAGCGACGAGTTTCACTTTTGAACGATGCTTCGGCAATCGCTTCCTGCGTATCGGCAACTTCCTGCATGGAAGTTTTGATTGCCGAATCGGCCGCCGTACCAGCTTTCTCAATCGCTTTGATGGCGTCTTCACGCTTGCTGAAGATGGTGTCAACAATGCCTTCCAGCGTCTCACCGATGACTTTTGACTGAATCTGAAGCCGCTTGAAATCCTTTTGGTATTCAAGCGCGACAGCCGAAAAGTAGTCTGCCGTGGCCTTTCGCCGCGCAACAAACTCTTGGTTGGTTTTCTGGATTCTCGCTGATGCTTGTCGGTCATGCTCATCAGTGAGTCGCTTTTCTTCCGCAATCAAATCGTTGACTAACGCTTCCGCTTCGCCCGAACTTTCCGTGAGCCATTTAGTCAATTCAACAGCCGCCAACGCTGCCAACATAGCGATAGCAACGGGCGCAAGAGAAGCCAAGGCCGTTTTCAAAACTCCTGCGGACGCAGTAGCCCCTGCCATCGCAGCAGCCGATTGAGCCGCCGCAAGTCGCACCCCGACTAGACCAGAAACCGCACCTACAGCCGCAACTTTTAGCAAGTCCATGTTGCGGATCATCCAGTCCAGCGCTTCGATTACTGGAGTCAAAACCGAAAGAATCGCTTCCCCCGCACCGATCATAGTTGTCTTTAGACGCTGCCACGCCTCAACTTGACGACGGCCAGACGAAGAACGCATTTCTTCGAGAGCTTTTGACGTAGCATTAGTGCTGTTCTGCATCTGCTCCATCGCTTCCTCAAGAGCAGTCGCGCCGTCGGTTGTCAAGTTCAACGCACCGACCAACGCCCTTACGCGCCCAAGCAAATCAGCGAACTCTTTGTCATTCCCAGACGTAGCATCCTGCATTTTCAGCAAAACCTCACGCAAACCGCCAAAACGACGGATCGCCTCCGGTCCTGTCCGAACACCCCATTCTTCATACAGGTCTTGCAGCCCCATAGTAGGTCGTAAGAGCTTCTGCGATACTTGCGTCAACTGGGTGATAGCTGTGTGTGCAGGAACACCTTTTTGCGTGATGGCCGCAATTGACGCAGCCATTTCTTCAAAGCTAATACCCAGTGTTGCGGTCAGAGGAGAAACGCGACCAAGGACACTTCCAAATTCATTCAGTCGCAACCGACCTAACTCAATGGTCTTGAAGAGTACATTAGAAACATGCTCTGTCTCGGCTACGTCGAGGTTATAGCTATTCATCACCGAAGACAGCGCATTAACCGCGTCTTTCAATTCTGAATTGGTGGCGATAGCTAATTCAGCCGCTTTGGCTTCAAACCGAAGCGCATCACCAGCTTCAACAACTTGGTTTGATAAGGTTTGGTACAAACCTTCAGCCACTTCCAGCGCGGGCTCACCTAGCGAACGGGCCAAGTCTTTCACAGACTGATTCAATTGATCCATGTTGCCCAAATCACCACCAGATATGGTGAACGCTTCCGCCACAGCAATAGAGAAATCCTGGGCGGTCACGGTCGCCTCACGGAACGAGGCGACGATTGCGCTCAGCGCACGAACGATTGCTTGAGCCGCGATGATGCGCCCCACAGTTCTCCAGGAGAGTGTGATTCCTTCTCCGGCCCGCTTACCCTCTTCGCCCACCTTCTTGAAGCCAAGCCCCAGATGAGCGAGCGAGTTCGCCCCTTGTTTAGAGGCAGTCACGGTCTGTTGGACAGCGGCACTTGTAGACACCGATGCCGTGCCAAGCCGCCCCGCATTTTGGGCCGCTTCCAGAGCTTTGTTCCCATAACCGGTTAACCCACTGATAGCACTGTTAGCTTGCGTGGATAACGTCGTCATGGTGGCACCAGCCGATTTAGCTGAGCCCGACAACTGCTTCATGGTCCGCGAGACGGGGGCTGCACTGGCGTTAAACCGGTCCATAGCGCCAGAAGTGGTCTGCAAGGTTGACTGGAACTTAGCCAGTTCTACTTGCAACCGGGCCAACTCTTGCACCGCTTTTGAAGCGTCAAAGCCTAGTTTCTGGGTAATTTCGTTAGGCATCAGCTAACCTTGACTTTCTTGAGGAACTTGAACGGGTTTGGAAGTTCCGTGAAGCGTGTGAAATCTTCAAACGCTTTCTGTCCCTTCTCTTGAAAGTGATACGGAGTGGGGTTAGTTAATCCACGCGGCGAGAACACGTTAGGGGCTTGACCGTAGACAACGTGATTATACTCATTGTATGCCAGGTAGCGCAGCGTCGTATGGTACTTAAAATACCACCGCGAGTTACCGGGGTCGAGTTCTAATCCGCTGCCTTGACTTGTAGACAATCCCAATCCCGCACGATCTTTGCGACTTTTTTGCTCGCCATAAGGAATTGCAGTGCCGAGTTCTCGGGCAAGTTTTTGGAACGTGGCCCTTGACGCTTTAGACCATGTTGGAATAATAGCAAGCACAGTAGCATGGAGCCACTCGACACCGGCCTGCTTTAGCCAGTCTTCCATGTAGGAGTTAAAGAACCGCTTGTATCCGGCTAGGTCTAACTCCAATGCTACGAATTTGTGCGTAAACTTCATCGGCGTCTCCGTCTCGATACTGGTTTTGGTTTTCCTTTGCCAAAACCAGCGAGTGCCTTCCGTTCTTCAAGCTCGTCGTATTCACGAACCTGATTAAAAGCGATGATGCGTGCTTGAGTGATTACATCACAATCATCCCACGCTGCTTTCACGCCGGGCGGGCGCACTCCTAATCGCTCGCAACCTCGCCAGATGGCGTATTCGCCGGTTCGGTTTGGAGGCCAGAGGATTCTTTTGCCGCCTCCGCCTCCCCACGTAGAAAAACCTCACGGGCTTCCTTCAGCTTGCTTTCATCCAAAGCATTTGCCGCCATCACACAGCGAACGACACGATTTACTTCGGTGTCAGCTAGGCCCGCTTCCCGCAACTCTTTTTCCCAATTCTTCCATGTCTTAGGATTGTCCAACGTCACGGTTTCCCACTCAATGTCGCTCGGAACAAGCGACTTAATGCACATATAGGCAAACCGCTGTTCGTTGTAGTTTGTCAACTTCTGCAAGTACGTTTCATCCTCCAGTTGTGGAATCATACCTTCCTTGGTCAGCACACCAGGAGCCTTGGGCACCGGCACAAGAGCTTCAAACTCATCCATGCTTGTAACCGCACGCGCACGGAAAACAATGTTGCCCTCGGGACGCGGAAGAACCAAGATTTCTTCGTTCGGTCCATTAAGGATAGATCGACCAATTCGCATGTTTTATCTCCCTCTAGTGAAAAATTGGGGCGGGCGGGTATGCCCGCCCCTTGAAACTCACAGCTTACGAGCAGTCAGTGTTGTTGCTTCGCGTGATTGTAGCCTCGCTAGCATTACACCGGCCAGTCACCGCAATAGTAGCTTCACCCAGGTCGAACTCAAGTGTCTCCCAACGGAAGTCAGGGAACACAACATCCTCATCCTCCACGTTTCCGCAAGGAACGCAGTGAAGGATTCGCATATCGACCGCATAGGGTTCACACAAGTCGCTTGAACTAGACACCCATTCAGCCGCCCCGCCTGTGCCTTTGACGGCATCGACAGCGGTAACAGTCTCACCGGTGCCCGTCTTGATTTGCTCATAGACAAATTCAAGCGAGACTTCAAGCGGTTGCTCATCGCCTTCACGAACGGTATCAAGGTCGCCCCGATCCAGAAGGTACTCGTATTCCTTGGATTCTGTCCAAGTGACGTTACCTTCACCGACTGTCACTTCCATCTGTTGAGACTGGAATGTAATGACGTCGTTTTGCGCAGGGGTGTTAGCGCCCCACGCCGGGGTAAACTCAATGTTGTTCGTCGGGCTAGTCGTAGTAGGCGTCCGAGCCGTGACCGTATAAACGGTCGTGTTGTTAACCGTATTGACTGTGAAGCGAGCCCCAACCGGCACCAACTGGGTGTCGGACGAGTTCAGGTTGACGGTGTTAATATCCGTATCCGTGTCCGTCGCACCCGGAGACGCTTCGGCAATATTGGCCGTGCCACTCAGTCCATCCTTCAAAAGAATGGTGGCATTTCGTAGCTCAATTCGGGCCATAATAAGCCTCCTTTATTCTCGGGTTACATCGAAAGGTACATCTCAAATCGGCCGTCCACAACAGCCTGTCGAATCCGATCTTCTCGACTTACTTGACCAAAGTGGATCAAGCGTACTGGTTCGCTAAAACCTTTTCGTTGAGTGAGGCAGCCAATAAGACTGTCATCATCTTCAACACCAGCACCAAGTCGATAGACTGGGATAGGTTCCAACATCGCGGCAAGGAAAGCGCCGCCCCAGTCGTGAATGTCATACGCTCCTTCCGTTGACATTTTCATTTGGTCTGTTAGCATGACGTTTACATCAACGTGAATCCGCCAGTAGCCGTTACTTACTTCCCGGATGAAGGGGCCGCTCAGCCGTAGCTCAGCGTGTTCAGCAAGCATAGTGCCTGAATCCCGTTCATCGACGCCTTCAACAAAATAGGTTAAGCCGATAGTGTCGGCCACCGTTTTGAAGTAGACGTTGATCGAAGCCGCAGTCCACCGAGCAAGATTCTCGTTCATTATGTAACCTCATGCTCAACATCAAGCAAATCTTCCACCTTCATGTGGATGATCTGTTCTGGGCGTACACCCTTTACTTCCTTACCCACAATGATCCAAGCCGTATGCTGCTCAAATTCACTGATGCTTTTAATATCGTAACGGCGACCGTTGTAAGTCAACCAGTCATCCATTACAATCTCATAAGAATCAGGCAGGTCGCGGGTGTCAAGAATGAACGTCCGTGTTCCAGCATCGTATGTCCCGCCGTAGACAAACATCTTGTTAGCCGAAATTGCGGAAATTCCTTGGACGACTTCCCGCTTTATTTGTACGGGAAGTACAATAGCTTTTCTAACTGTTGTGACAGTTCTGGTGTACGTTTTCACGCCCGTTTCATAATCCGTGGCTGCCGCGCCGAGTTTATAAACATCGACACGACCACCATACTGTCTCTTCAGACTGTATAGTGTGCGCCGGATAAAACGGTTCATTTGACGATTCACACCGCTAGCCATCGCTTCTCATCCTCGGGGGTGCTTCCTGATCTTCGACATACGGACAGCGATCACATAATCGCTCCGTCGCCCGAGCTACCCAACTCAAACATTCGGCATTTTGAGCTAAGGCCGTTGTTGAACGTTCAACGAGATTTACCAAAGTTTCACGTTGGTAGTCTTCGAGTTTTTCAACTCGATTTGACAGGGCATCTTCGCGTTTCCAATCGCGCCAGATAAAAAACAACACGATACCGACCAGCGGGCCAAAATTTGCGGCCAACTGCGTCAGAATATCGGCTCCAGTCGTTGTTGCAAAAAGATGCTCCATGATAGACTCCAGGGTTAGAAACCGGGCGGGACGTGCCCCGCCCGGTAATCACGTCAAACTTACGCAAGCAGCACGCAACCCAGGTCTTCATCGAGCAGCGCGACGCCGCAAAGCAGGTCGAGCGTAACGATAGTACCTTGGCTGGTAATATCGTACTGCATGGTCACACGCATGGCAACGTCGTTGTACGCACCGACGCTGGACCGGACACCCAGAGCGGTGTTCGGCAGCGACAGCGGACGGCTGACGAAAGCCAGCGCATTCCGATGGAACGCGAGGTTCATGGACCCAGACGGGCCAGGGAACGCATCCTGGTTGTCAACCAGAGCGACCTCAAGCGGCCGATCCAGAAGCACCTTCGTATCATTCCCATCAGCCTCAGTGCTGATGACTGTATAGGTCCGACGATTGGCACCCACGCCAAACGCAAGCAGTTGGCCCTGCGAGACGTAGGTGGCATTACCACCCGCACCCTGCGACTCAAGTTGAATCTGCTTGGAGTAGCCAGCAGCATACCCCGCAGCATTATCAACCTGGCAAGCCTTGTAGACTGTGACCGCAGCGTTAGCCGCAACCGCAGACTCCAGACCGCTCACAAGCACGATGCTGTTGGTGTTTGTGCCGTCGTCCGTAGCACTGGAAATCACATGGGGCTTCCCTTCCGTGGCGACTGTGACGAACTCACCGTCAATCGCTGCGTAGTTAAGCACCACGCAGTTAAGGGTCGTCTCGCCAACGGGCTCCACTTCCTGCATCTCGCCGTCAACGTAATCCGTCGCGGACTTCAACGTGTAAGGCACGTTTTGATCCATGTAGGTATCAAACCCGAGCACACGACCGAGACTGGCATCCCGCAGAGCGGTGCCGTCGTCGCCACGCTTCTCAGCGCTGATGAACAACTCAGTCTTGAGGAGTTCGGTTTCCGCTTGAGGCGAAAGCACAAGGTTACGGCCAGAGGCGTAAGCCTTGTTGACATTCATCTTCTCGCGGGCTTCGAGCAGGTAATCCTTGGCGTTGCTCTCGTCCATTTCGCCAAGAGCGCCAACACGGTTAGCAAGAAACTCATGCGCCTGACCGCACAGAATACGGTCAACCGAGCTAGCCATTTCTTGCGCGGCCGGGTCAAGGTAGTAGTCCACCAAATCTTGGAAAGACTTACTCGCCTCACCATCCTTGATGGTGAACGTCACATAGATGTGCTGATCCAGCGGAACCTGCACGTTTGTAGCCACCGCATCCTGGCTCACAACATCGTCTGCGTCCGTCTTACGAGCAGCAACAAACTGATTGGGCCGGCGCGTGTTCACAACGTCGCCAAAGTTGGCAACTTCCATGCTGAAATCCCGGTGGACCAAGCGGGCCATGACCATGTTCTCTTCGAGAATCGCAAGACCCTCTTGAGCCCAAAGCTCGGGAATCAGCGCATCGTTGTCGTTGGCGTAGCAAGCCAACGTCGGAGTGCTGTAAAGCAAATTCATAGCGCTTCTCCTTTGTTAAGATTTAGCCCTTTCACTAGGGCGAGGAAAACAGTTTTCGTCGCCCACTGGGCAACTTGACAACATGGCCCCTTTCTTTAACGCCGCTTGCGAAGTCCCAAGGCTTCAGGGTTTTCCTTACGCAACTTCCGAAACTGCTCAGGCGTGAGCTTGGCAGGATCAACGCGACCACCATCACCCGATGTAACGCCACCGGTAGCGGAGCCCGATCCGACGCCGCTGACAACATTGGACTTAAAGAGATTGCCAAACAAATTTGGCAGTTCCTTCATCCGTTGCACAGCCTCTTCGGGCGTTCTCAAAGTCATTACTTGCTCCCCCGTGGCTTCATCAATGTCGGGGAAATCAATCACCGGTGTAAAATCACCGAGGCCGTTGCCCGCTTCATCCGTTCGTTCCTGCATCTTGGTCATCGGACGAAGAAGCCCGACGATTTGATTTGGATTGAACGCTTCGGCGGCAATAGCCGCATCTTGGAGTGACCGATCAATTTGCGAACCTTTGTAAAGTGTCTCCCATCGGGACGCACTTTCTTTAAGCTGGCCCAAATCGCTCTTGAACTTTTCGGCTTGTTGCTTCCGCTCATACTCAAGACGCTGCTTTTCGGTCATTTGCGACTTTCGCAGGTCTTCGAGTTCGGCTTCCAACTTCTGCCGCTGTTCCAAAGCGAGATTTTTGTCGGCTAGAATCTCTTTGTAGCCCGACTCCAACTTCTTCAGTTTATCTTGGTGCTTTCGCCGGTCTTCAGCAAGAAACCGATTCAAGTCATCTTGCGTAAATTTAAGGGAAACAGCGTCATCAGCCTCTTGCTTCTTCTGGCGTGCTTCGGCTGCCTTACGCTCTGCTTCCTTAGCAGCCTCCTCGGCCGCCCGCCTCGCTGCCGTGGCAAAATCACCCAAACCTGTCCCGTCACCATCGCCGTCGCCGTTGCCATCACCATCGCCGTCGCCATCATAACACGCCAGCGTTGCCAACGACCAGTACAGTTCATTCAACTCGTTCATCGTTCACTCCTAACAAAAGCTAGTCAGCCCTGCTTACTCGTACATCCTCGGAAGACCGCAAAAATGGGCGCAGGTATCTCCATGCTGCGGCGCTTGGAACCCCGTTCATCAGATGTTCAATCTGCGTATGGTTCCGATTATACGTTGTTCTTACCGAGGCAATCCCCTGGCTGACCACTCCCAGGTTTTCCAATTCAAGGTCAGGATCAACTCCATCCAGCAGATTATACGCAATCTCCCAGCACGCAACTTTAATTTCGTGCGGAACATCGGTATCTTCATCTCGCGGGAACTCCAATTCCTGCGATACTTGTGCGGCTCTCAAATCTTCTTCATAGCCTTCGCCATAATTCTCTTCATCATAGACGGTGGCTTTTTGACCTTTGAAGTTTAGGGCGTCAATGATCGCGGTCGCACGAATCAGCGCCTTTTCACGATCCGCTGTACTCGCATCCGACCACGCTTCCTCATGGAGCCTGTATGAGAAATATTCATTCGCTTCGGTAATCGTGCCATAGTACGAGTACATAGGAGGCGTCCTTTATACTACGAGAAAACTGTAATCAACATCCGCCACATCTCGAATAACATAAATGAGACGTGGATCAGCGATGGGAAATTCGCAATCGCAGCCAGGGTCCAGTCTAAACCCCGTGCTAGAAGTTACGCCTTCTTTGCCAACATACATTTTGTTGGCGGCGTCGTGATTTCGTATCTTAACCCCGTAAAAGGCTCTCCACGGTTGACTTGTCAAGGCCGACGCTGCGACACCTGCGGTGCCGTTGCCCGTGTAAAAATCCTCTTGGACACTTTCTAAAACTTTTACTGGTTTCATGGTTTACTCCTTGTCGTGGCCTTCGCCGCGTACTGGTTTTTCGGTGGTGTCGCTTAGTGTAGTGTCCGTTGCCTCTGCTCGTTCTTCCCTCCCCTCAGTCGCCGGATCACCTGACAAATCATCCACGCCTCGCGCCGCTGGATTGTCGTCGGCTCCCTGGGCTTCCGCGATGCGTTTAACTCGCTCGACATGATCTATACGAGCTTGTAAGTATTCATCCTCATCGAAGCCCAGAGCCACAGATGCAGTTTTCTCCCCTACAAGCCCAGCCTCCTTTGCGCGGATGATTACCTCGGGATCGCTGGTCGTGTAGTCAGCCCGATCAATTTCAGAGAAGATTTTGTCCATTGTATCTGTGCTAACGCGACCGCCCAAAAGAGTAATGACAATGTTTTTTGATAGCTCTTTCTTGATCGTGTTACCCGGCACAGCGAACATTAACTCCGACAAGTCATCTGCCTCTTTAATTCGATCTTGGTCAGTTTTCAGGCTGTAGCGTTCTGGGTACTTGATAGTTGCTACCTGCCGACGATTAACGGCTCTTTCTTCGTAAGCTGCCCAGTGTTCCGCAATTCCTCGCTCGCCACCTTCCAAGATTAAGCCGATGTAAGACAAACCGGACTCCAAACCTTGATCGCTCATTTTAAGAGCTTCGGCTGACGTGGCACGCTTACCTATCTTGTTTGTCACGGCAAGATTAACGAGCTTTCTAATATCGTCTTCCAACTTTTCCTGTAGCTTCAGGGACGCCTCCAATGGCTCGGGAGACGGGTGAATAAAGTCGGGTCGGTCTGTATTCAAACCATAAATCCGACCGTGAGTTGCGCCAACCCTGATTTCTTTCCCCGCCGCTCGTTGACCCCCGGACATAGCCGAGCCATCGGGGTTGTTCATGTGCTTCAGGTGGTCGCCCACGGCTCGCGTGTCTTGCTGCTCGGTGTAGAACGGAAAATTTGCTTTCAAAGCATACGACACATCGCTGGATGTAAGATTCACCAACGCTGCCTGATGTTGCGACACGTCTTTCAGCAGGCTGTCACCAATATCCAACAAGACAAAAGGAATACGAGTCAAGTTCAAGACGATTGGCGTCCCATCAGAAGGCTCACCAGTTGGAGTGATCGGCTGTGATTCATCGTCGTAAAACTGCACGTTTACCAGCCCAGTCGCCTGGTCGATCCAGATTAGGCGGTATCGTTCAAACTCGCCGGAAGGTAGTTGAATATTGTAAATATCGTGGGAGGCATAATCAAGCCCAATATCCCGCAGTAAGAGGGCTTGAAAATCACTGGGATGTGTCGGATCACTGGCTGACCAAGCCAGAATATCTTCGACTTGGTACATATAAAGGTAGGGACGAGCACCGCCCACGTCAGCCAACGTCGGGCCGCTGAGTTGCGGCATATCGACATAGACGCCAACTTTTCCCATCACAAGTAGTTCCGTCAACACGTTAATACCTAGAAAGCCGCTCATAGAGCTTCCCCGCATATCAACGCCACCCATCTCACCGGCAACGGCAACCCGATAATTCTTGGACCCACCAGACCTTACAATATCTCGCATACGTTGAAAAATCGCATTACGAATGTCATTGACAGCCGCTTTGGCGTAGGTTGGGGTGGGTGTGATACTGCGACGCGCATTATACTCGGCGTCTGTCTCTCGTTCGCTGAACTTTTGGAGATACAGATGAGTATAATCCTCACCACCATTGTATGTCTCGCGCCACGTTGTCCAGTACCCGGCGTCATGGAAGTACGTGGGGTGTCGTGTATCGTAAACTGAAAAGGATGCCACTTTATACCTCCATCAGAGAAAAGTTCCAATGTCTCTGTTTGTTACTATTCCTGCGGCGAGCGGAAGACCAATCTCGGCATACGTCAGGGCGTGTGTGAAGTGATCGGCTCCGGTGTTGAGATACACTGCACGGGGGTTGTTTAGTTCATCGCGCTCATAAGTTCGCACTACGTTTTTGATGTGATCTTGAAACTCCATGCTGGTGTCCGCAGGCGTCCAAATGCGGCCGCTATGAAAACGTCCAAGAGCAGCATCAAGCCAGTTTGTTCTGTCAACAGTGGCGATTGGGGCACCGCCCTCCTCCTCTGACATTTGCATTTCCTTACCAGTTACACCGCGTCGGTATCGGCACAAAGTAACGTAGCCGGGAAACCGTCGAGCAAATCGCCGCGCATCATTGATTTGTGGGTCGGCATCAATTACGCAGGCTAAAACTTGCCACTCCCGCATAAGACGATCAAGCTCCTCGAAATTATCGCCTGGAATCTTTCCTTCCCAAAGCAACTTGCCAAACGCCGCCGCATTTACGTCGTGACCGAAGGTATCCAAAATGTATTCCATTACAACAATGTAATTCCATTTACCTTGGTCAATTCCGAGTGTGATACAACGCTCACCACCAACTTGCGGACGCGGGTCATTCTTTGAGTAACCTGCCCTAGAGTTTTCTAGCTCGGTATCTGTCACCAGGCCGCCAGCCGGGATGTATGGTTGACCTAATTTGGAGTTATTGAACTCCACCATCGCCGCTTCATCGCCAAGTCCCCGAAAATGTGCTTGTACTAATTCACCGGGGGATACCGTGAAGCTGTAAAGCTGGTTAATATAGAAGCTGCGATGGTCATTGGCACTTGGTTCCGTAGGTTCCCATTTGCAGTTCTCTACGTTTAACCAACTTGCTTTGTCACGATGTTCTAGTTTACTTCCACACTCTTTACACTTCAGATAGGACTCCATGCACCGCCTATCTGATACTGTTTCACCGTAAATCTCAAGGCAATCCGGCCAAACAAGCTCGGTCCAACGACTACAGTGCGGGCACTTAAACATGAAATGTTCTTGCGTGCCTTGTTCATAAAGTTTATGGACGCCATATTTAGGCACTGTGGGAGTTGAAATCGCCCAGATTGCTTTCTCCTCGTGTCCTGACAACCGCTCTAAAGCCAACCAGATTTGTTTCTGATCCATTTCATTCACTTCGTCAAGGATCAGTGTTGACACTGGGATTGATTTCAGGTTGGAGTCCCCGCGTGAACCTCGAATGTAAAGGTTTGTTGTTCCCGCTTGCTTGAGTCCAATGGTATTGGTACTGGTGAAAAGACCTTTTAAGTAGTCACTGTGCATCAACGCTGTGTTAAAACGTGCTTTCGCAAAGTCGCTTGCATTGTTGAATGTGGGCAGGACGTAAAGTACATCTTTGCGAAGCACGTCCACGGTGTAGAAAGCTCGATTGATGGCGACTTCCGTCACGCCCATTTGAGCCGCCTTCATGGCCGTGTTATACGACGTTTCTGAATCGTGAATTTCTACACACCAAGGATGGCGGTCAAACCCAAAGGGACCAGGAAACGGCTCTCCCATGATGCGGCGATGCGTGGCCCAGCGTGAACAGGAAGTCATGGTACGACTGGTAATGCCGTCCGCGATAGCTTCCCGAAATGCGTCCACCAGCTTGCTCATTCATTTACTCTTCATCTTCCTCTTCTGCGGCTTCCCAAATACGCTCCCGTGGCTCCCAGAGTCTTTCGGGTGCCTCTTCCGGCTCGGGTTCCGGCTCGGGTTCCGGCTCGGGTTCCGGCTCGGGTTCCGGCTCGGGTTCCGGCTCGGGTTCCGGCTCGGGTGGCGCTAGCATCGCTTCCAAATCTTCCGGCTTATAACAGACCCATTGATTATCTTTCCACATCCGAGAGTGACCGCGAACACCGGCGTCATCCCGGCTTTCACAGACGATGGTAAGTATGTCATCTTCGTTCGCGGGAAATTCCACCAGCGGTGTTGAACTGCCTCGGAGATTGACCACGCCCCCATCTTTCATGTATAGCGTAGCGTAATATCGCGGGTAGTGCAGAAACGGACAAGCAATTTGCATGGTTTACTCCTCATCAAGAATTTCGTCAATGTCACGCCCTTCGCCCCGCCGAGCGGCGTCACGAGCTTCCTCCACTGTTTCAGGGTCCGGCCCTAGCATCAGTGGTGCCAGCATAAGCAGAATCTTGAGAATAGTCGGCCAGTTTTCCTTGAACCACTCCCAAATCTTCTCCATGTCCAAGCCGTCTTGCCAAGGTGTGCGACATGTTCGCTCCACTTCAGCCTGCCAACGAGCAACCAACTCGGGGTTTTGGACAGCTTCCTTAACCTGCATGTATTCTTCCGGCGTTAGGCGACCCCGCCAATAGGCCCATCGCGCCACTCGTTTTGCTTTTCGACCGAAGTTCATGGTTATTCTCCTTCCAAGGCGTCAAGAGCTAGGAAAAGGTACGCAATCCCAGCCGACGCAAGTCCAGAAATGGCGACTACACTCATCGTGTAGACGGCCCACTGGGCGAGATTAGTAACTTGCATCCACAGTGGAGTGAGGGCAAGGGATAACCAATGGCTCACGCACCAGGGGCAGTGGATTAGCTTCTCGAACCACGGGCCATTCTTTGACACCCACGCTCGCAGTGGTGCGCCCGCATGAGTAGTCGAGATTGTCATGGACGTTGCAGCGACCGCTAGCCCAAGTACGATGAGGTTTTCCATCAGTATAGCTCATAATTGGATTTGTTCTTCCGCAAGGTTTTAAGGAGTTCCTCTTTAGTTACAACACCGACATGGCGTGTTACCTCCTCCTCATCTTGGTAGATTACGGCTGTGGGCAGTGTTCGGACACCCATCTTACGCGCAAGTTTTCGGCTCTTGTCGTAATCATACACATAGACTGTGTATCCTTCTTTTCGCAACGCTTCAACAATCGGCTCCATCTTTTTGCATGACGCGCACCACTTAGAAGTCCACAGTACCAAGCAATTTGGTGCCCAATTCTCTGTCACCAGGAGGAAGGGGAGCTGGATGCCTCGCTCTAATCGCTCAGGCGGCACCCATCCTTGTTTACAAATACTTGCGGGAGCCACTCCCGTCGCCAAAACAAGGGCGAAAATTATGTAGCACACCGCCAGAAAACCAAAAATCTTCCCTTTCATCACATCCTCACCACAGTATATAATCGGGAACGTCTCGCTGCGGATAGCCAACGTACCCGCTCAATGCTATACTGTCCCCTTGCTTCATGGCCGCGTCCACTGTCGCTGCGTCACACCAATAGCTTCCCGCAGGTTGCTCATGGCGTGTTGGTCCGCTGACCCAATTCTCGCCCCAGGAGTTTACTACCAGGGCTCCCGGTCTGCGGTATTCATCATCGACGCCCAAAATAACCTGGGCGTGATACCAAGGTTTTCGGCGTCGTCTCAAAAACCCATCTTTGTCCCGTTTTGTCCAGAAGCCGATGTTACAACACATCACAACCGGATAGCCATTCGCCACGGCATCCCGGCACTCTTCCCACGACCGAACCAGGGTACACGTTTGTAGCGGGTGGAGCTTGCACAATGGTTCAAGTGCGTCAGGCACGCCCGCTCCATACCGGCCCATTTGACGGGCCTTTGCTCCACTGTATGTTGTAAAATCGTACTCGCCATCAAGGTAGGACTGCCGCAAGAGAACGCCCCAATCTCGACAAAACTCGGCCGCCAGCGTGCCGGTAGTGCCATCGTATGTGAGCTTTCTACGACTCATCCCGCCTGTTTCAATACGCGCGCCGGCGTAAATTATCTCCGTGGCCGCTTTAGCAACCCAGCGTTCAGGCATGTTAAACGAGGCGATTCGTACCGCTGTAAGCACGTCAATTCCTAAGCCAAACGCCTGTCCAACACAGTCACCTACGGTTTGTTTATGAGGCTGAAGGGGCCAACCAGTGACTTGCTCGTAGGCTTTCCACAAGAAAACCTTACGACCTTTCCCGGTGTCTTTAATTTGGCTATTGTACTGACTTAAAAATGGCCGCCGATGCCGCTGAATAAAGCGATCCCGGATTGTTGCGTCATCGACCCATCCAGCGTACAGTGGCGAGTCGTCATCTTCCCCCGCCCGCAGGAAGGAACCTGTAGACAGGCTTCCAATGCCGCCCAAAATGAGCTTCAACACATCACGTCGCTTCATGCTAATCTCCCTAACGTGGGTCGAACATCGTGGCGTAAGCCAACAGCCCTTCTGCGATTTCTCGCCAAATTTTCGCGTGCTGCTCCGGTGTTTTGAGATGCCCGGCGTCAGCCTGCCGCTTTAGCTCTGTCTGCAACTTACTCAAAACTGGCATCCAGTTAGCTAGAGATTCGCCCAGGGCGACACGATTTGCTTGACCTGTCGCTTGGCTAATTTCTTCTGGGGTTGTGTAGGCACCGCCCGCGATAGCAGCAGCGATGCTTTCAAAACTCTCGGCCAGAGCTAAGGCTTCTCCCGGCTCTCGCTTAGCTTCAGCACACCAGTAGGGAATCCATGCCATGAGCCCTGCTTCGGGCGATGGCTTTTCGACAACGGGGTATTCAATCGTGGGGTCAGGATCGCCAGGATTAACAATATGTACGACATGCGTCATTACGTCCACGAATCCGTCTTTGGCACAAGCAACGACAAACATATACGAGCCCACTTTTCGGGCGCTGAAAACAGCCCGGCGACCGCCATCGTATACTTCAAAGTCAACTGAGTCGGGCACCAGCAGCCACTTGAAAGAGTCCGCGATACTTGTCGATACATCCAGGCGGATCAATTCGCCAACCAGGCCCTTGTCCGGTGCAACTAAGGCAATCTGAGCCCTTTCGACAGCCTCCGCTGACACCACCACGGGCGGCGAGTGATGCCCGTTCGTACCGGCCAATCCCGGCTCAACAGGGCTGGTATTGGCCCCAACGGCCAACACTAGCATCAGAAGGACCGCGCCCGCAAAATTTCTCATGCCGCTTCGCATTGTAAACCTCAAAGTTTGATTTTTACGGATTGGTCGTGACCATGCCAACGTAATTGACGAGTGAGCCAACAGTCTTCGCAGTAATTACCGCTATAGCGAAGTACATTTCCGCAGGCGCAGCGTCGTGTTTCATCTACTTCACTCGCTTGCACCGGTACGTGCGCTTGTTGTAAAGCTCGTCGCCTACGTTGTCGCCTGGATCGCATCAGTCATCCCAGCCAAAAAGTGCGGACAACATCGCCCACAGTTCCAGAATCAGGTCAATCAGGGTGTGAATTTCCTCGGGGTCAATGTCCAATTCCTCTGCCGCCACAAGAACGGCTGCTTGCGCGTCCGCATCCTTCGAGCGGAGTTTACGCATAAACACACCAGAACGAAGACCGAGCATCCTACTAGCCCGTCGCACGACCTTCAACGCATTACGTCTTTCCCGCAGCTTCATGTTACTCTCCCTACTTGTTGAGTCTACTAAATGTCTGTGCCAAAATGCACCGCTTCTTTGCCAACGGGCTTAATTTATCGGCTGGCTGCGCACAAAACGCCTGCCACGTTGAGAAGCCCGCTCGCTTTGCCATTTCCGTTAAGGCACCCTCCTTAATGTCCGCTTGCTGAATCCATTTCTTCTTTTTCTTTTTCGCCATGATACCACCTTAAAGATAACCGACTTCCCCTTCGATTCGATAGTAGTGTCTGCACCGAATGGAGTAGTCAATCACGAAGTAGTACCCGTGTTCTCGTAATCGGTAGCCCCAAACTGTATCATTGGCTCGCAAGCCATCTTTGTCCATCATAAAGCCAAGCTCTTTGACTAGGTGTGTCTTTGTCAGCCAACATCCTAGATGCCCAGAGCCGATAATCTCAACACCAAAGGGCTTATCTTCGATGAAAGTTCGCTTGGCGGTTTTCTCTTTACACACGTCGCCTTCTGGAAAGCGATAGTCAATTTCAAACGTCCAAGCGTTCGGAATTGGTCGAATGTTTTTTGCTTTTGAAAAACGGCGGCAGTATTGTTGTCCTATGACTGTGCCAATTTTCTCATCCAGCCGGAAAATTGCCAGCATTTTGCTGAGACTATCCGGGGGAACCCACACGTCATCCTCGACGTTAAACATGAACTCGTTGTCCGCTGGCACCAGTTCAGCCAAGTTACAATAAACTTCGTGACACCGTTCTGACACTCGGCAATAATCTGGCGTGTTCTCGATTACTAGCGGTGGCGTTATGTCAATAACAATCTCATGCGAGGGAAAGACTTTTATCTTCTCTTGCAGCATCGCGTGAAAATCAGCATCGCATGAGTTGTCATACCAAATCACATGGAAATCGTCTTTTGGGTGATCGAGATTGACAACGCCATCATAGTAGGCATCGAAACAATGACGCTTTCCAGCGAAAGGGGTGGTGAGCGTTATCATTGACTCTCCGATGCGAAGCAATCAATTGTCTGCGGGTAAATGTCCGTGGTGCCGACGTGGAAAGTGAAGCCTGTATTTGATTTATTGGTGTTCCAGTGCGATGTGGCGTATGGCACATCACAAATTACAACTGGTGTCACACCTGATGCAAAGGCTTTAGGAAACGTGACTGCAACGCTACTTTGACTTGCGGGTAAGGTGAAGGAAAAGGTGTTGTTTATCCGATTGATAAGTACATCTTCCAACGCCTTCACTTCAACTACCAGTCGCCCAAATAAGCTATCCTCGGGCGAATCAGGGGATGCGATAGTATGATGAACATTGACCGTACCATCCCACGCACTATCAGGAAAGAACGGCGTGTACGGGATATTAACACTCATAGTCCTGCTGCCCCAATCGCAAAAGTATTATCCAACTTCTGATCTACTGAAGCCTTACCTGATGTACTCGTAAGCTCCATTGAGTCCCGAATTTGCTGTTGTGTGGGTGTAAGTGTAGCAGTTACGACTAGACCGGCCGAGTTCTGGGCAATTACCTGCACTTGATTTTGCACAAGGATGCCATTTTCTACGTCAAAAATGTTGTTGTTTGACCCAGCGAGGCGAACGGAATATTGACCATCTTCAAACTCGACGGAGTATCCATTGATGATTTCAATTGTGCGGGCGTATGTTGCTCCAGCCACCGTTACTTCAGTGTTGTGGCGAAACATACTAGGAAATGGTATCCCTTCTTCATCATCTTGGAGAGCCGCAAGATCGAGTCTAAATTGATCGGTGTCCAATTCATACAGCGTACCGCTAATAAGTGTCAAATCAGCTTTGGGTACGCTGATTATCTTCGTGCTGTAGTCAACTGAGAGGGCCATTTACTTCTCCGTCGAGCCGTGTCCATATTTTTGCTGGAGGCTGTTGACGATTAAACCGCGTTGCTGTGCAAGTTCTTGTCGAAACGTGTTTAGTTGTGCTTGTAATGTCTTGCTTGCTTCAACCAGGTCACTTATCAACTGCCCTTGATGACTTAGTGTGTCCATTACAGCCACGTAGTTCAGCTTCTCAATCTTGTCGTGCATGTGTTACTCGTCTGGAATCATTAGTACCGTTAGAGACAACCCAGTGCTACTGCTAATTGTCTCAGTGATGGGTGAACTCCGATAAAACGGCGTGGCCGACGATTTTCGCGCCTTGCCAATAACATTTTGGTCAGTGGACAAAGATCGCGTATCGCTAACTTGGCCCGAAACATTTGTAGTTTCATTGAAGATCACGGTCGTTGAGGTAATTGTACCTGTCGCTGGACTTGTGGCCGTATCGGTCATTGTATAGGTGTAGCCATTTACACCAGTGACAGTGATTTGGTATGCCCCATTGTAGGCTTCTTGGTCTGCGCCTTCAATAAGTACCCAGTCATCAGTTGCCAATCCATGCGCCGTGTGCGAAACAGTAGCCGTTGTTCCTGAGCTAGTAATCGAAATCGACTCTTGGTAGTTCAAATCCCCCGTTGCGTCAGCCGCATATAACAGTACTCGCGCTCCAGAAATCACGCCAAAAGTAGTCGCATCTTTTACTGTGATAAGGGTGGTGACAGGATTAGTAACAAATGTGACCGTGCTTCCGCCAGTATTATAGCTGTTCGCATATCCAGATGCGTTATTGACAAGGTAAATCGTGGCCGCTGATCCTGACGTGTTATTCACGTCGTAGTTTCCGGCCTCGTCATCGAACACGAAATTGTCAAAGGTCGGGGTGGTGGAGTCACTACTGGCGTCGTATTCTACGCCATTATCGCAGTTGTAGAAAAACAAGTCACTGATATTTGAATCATCAGATGGATACAGTAGGGCTCCCGTTGTCCCCACATAATTTCTAAACGTGCATAGCTCAAAAGTACTCGTGCTTGGATCAACTTGCTGGCAGTCGATGAAACTTGTCGATGTTACTTCACTCGTCGAAGCAAAATCGCAAGTCGAGGCTCTAATAAAAGTGGAGCCATCAATCGTCACATTACTATTCGTGTCGCTCGCGTCTACCGAAAAGCGCGTAGTGGCGGTCGAGCCCGCCCCTTTACACACCAAACGATTAACGGTAGCCGTACAGCCAGAGCCAGAGAACGTCAGCGTATAGAAGCCCGAAGCTACCTGACCTTCACCATCTGCATTTCGGTCCTTAAAAATGAGTGTTTCGTCGGCTGATTGAAAAGTAGTAGTCGTAGCGCCATTACCTATTAGCAACTTACCTTGACAAAAGATAACGCCGTCTTTGGTTTCCAAAATACCATAGCGATATGTTGACGACTCATCAATAGCTGCCGCATCAGCCAGATCGAAGGTTGTGCCCGTGAGTGTCAGCCCGGTGCCGTAGCGTACAACGTCGTTCCACTGGTTGTCGATAATTCGGATATTGCCCGAATTGGAAATATCAACGTACCAAGTGATAACATCAATATCCGACAAACTCAATGTACCACTGCTCGCGTATACGTCCGTAGTGCTATTCACGTCTAGCACAAAGCACTTCCACTCACCGCCCCAGGTATCACTACCGGCGATGTGCCACTCTTTGTAGTTACCAGAGCCGTCTGTCAAACGAATATGGTAGCCCGAGGTATTGGTTGTACCTGTTGTCTTAACCTCCATGAAAGGCGCTACGTCATTTTTAGCCCACCAATACAGGTGTGTGCCAGTCGCACTCATATCAAGATTAGTCGTCGGCGTGAACGTACACGAGGTACGTGAGTTTTTCGCCGCTTGCCAGGTGTATGAGCCATTCCCTTGAATCTTGACTTCAGTATCGGCATCGCCCGAATCACCTGACCATGTACCTTGGGACGAGGCGGTATCGGCATCGGATACTAGCGACAAATTTGCCGTCACTGTGACTGCCATGCTTTACTCGCTTAAACGTCAGGAGTGCGGATCGCGGTAGCACTACCGCCATTAGAGCCTAGTGTACCAGTCGTCTCAAAGGTCTTGATCGGCGTACCTCCACCGTCACGAACGCGAATAAACAGCGTCCTATCCGAGTTATACACAGTTGTAAATGCTTCGTTTGCCGCCGCCGCCAGCTTATCAATGTACGCCAAAAAGACATTGTTACCAGCCGTGGCGTCATCTGGGTCTTGCCAGTCGGAGGAGGCGATGGTAAACTCGTCATCGCCATCGTGGGCCGTATAAGCAACTAGTCGGTATCGACCATCGTCCAATTGAACTCGCAACTGACCAGTAGAAGGCGTATCCGCAGGAATGTTCCCTGTGCCAACATTAACAGTGTTTTCGGCAGGACCACTCAGCGTAACGCCTAGCGTCATCTGATCGTAGTCAATATTTGACGAAGCATCATTCGTGACCAAGACGCGATCCTCACCACTCTCCAACCCGAATACTGTGAATGTCACGTTATTCGGAGGCAGAACTTGAGCATTGTTCAAGTCAAAAACTTTATCCGCCGCCGACAGATCAGCCTTTTCAATACCGACGCCATAAGCGCCAATGATAGCCGAGCCGGTCGAGACACCGATGAAGGGTGTGGAAATTGTCCGCTCAGTGACAGTCCCCGCCGTTCCTGTCGCGCCACCATTTCCAGTAATGGTATTCGCGTTAGGCGGCACGCCTGTCAAGAGTTGCAGCCACAGTTTTGACGTAGAAGTAGCATCGGTATCGTCAACCGCCAAAAGTTGACCAGTACCAGCCGTTGCTCCCGTGCCCCAGGAAAGTGATTCGGGCTCAACCCAGGTGCCCGTACCTGGAGTGATAGCGACCTGATGCGTGATGCCGCGAAATAGCTCACCGTTCAAGCCATACAGCGTCGAGCTAGAACCGTCCCGAGTAAGCCACTTCATTCGTTCGTAGAAGTCGTTGATCGAACGAGTTGGCTGATTAGTGTTCCACTCGCTGTAGTAATACTCATCAACGCTATTGTTGTCTACGTCGATATTGGCATAACCTTCCGTTGTATTGGTAATACCAGTCCAACCTGAGACAGTACCTTCAGCCGTCTCATTGTTCAAGTCATTACTGTCAGTCAACGCAAGCACATTATTACCACGCGATGTGCCATTGATCTTGAACTCGGAGTAGGTGTTTCCAAATGTTCTCGATGTACCAATGAGACGCCGACCATCAATATCGGCCCCTGCTGTGCGAGTCTTAATCATAAAACGGTGCGAGATACCCGCTGTTGCGTCCGCATTAAGACCGCCCCCACCGAAATTCCACCAGTCGTCGCTCAAGACTGCGCCATCTTGAATAATCTGAATCTGCACGTCAGAATTGCCGAAGTTTACGATACCATCGTAATATTCTTCGGTGCCACCCGTGCCCTGAATGATGGACCCATCATAAAGATGCTCGGCAGCCATATCGTCAATATTGTAACTGCCCTTCAACGTGATAATGTTGTCAGTGGATCGTTCAGATGGCGTAGCGTCCGTAATGTCTAATTGGTCATCGCCAGAACTCACTTCTTGATCTGCAAAGTCTTGCAGCCAACGATGGAATTGAATCACAGTAGCGTAGCTAGGTGACGCCCCACCGTGGTCATCGCCAATATACCGAATATTTCCCGTGGACCGTGTGATAGTCCAGTCGCCGTCTACCATCGCCATAATAGAACTCCGTTTATAGTGGGGTTACTGTGATGCTTGTCAACTTTCCGTTCGTGTACCCGAATGTGGAAAGTGTTTGTGTTTCAGTATCAGAGATGGTTTGAAGTTGTCCGCCACTGTATCCAAATGTCTTCGTGCCACCTGAAGTTGTTACTGTGGTTAGTTGGTCCCCAGTATACCCAAATGTTGTATCTTCAGGTCCAACTGACGTGGACGCTATGGTAATTGTTCCGCTGCCGTGAGTAATAAGGATACCATTACCAGCCGACAGGGCTTTGTACTCTAATGCAGTGCCATCATTCTGAACACCGAGAAGTGTATTACCTGCCCCATAGTTCGCAATAACATCGAGTACACTTGAATAGGCATCAAGTACCTTTTCCAATGACCTGATTTCCGCACGGTAGCGAGCCGCGAACTCCACGTCTGGAGTCTTATCGGTGGTTATATCGGGATACTTCTCCGTAGTACCATCCCAGATATTATCAGGAAAGATTGGGTCGGGCACAGACTTCGCCATCAGTCAAGCTCCGGGCTCTCCAGTACGTCTTGCAACTCCTTAACCTGCTCTGCTAGATGGTCACATCGCGCTTCCATATCTCGACGCAACTTTGTCAAATTGACCCGCATACTGTTGGAAAGCACTTCCAGTGTATGCTCTGTCTCTGTCTTGAGTTTCTTGTAAGCGTCAATCAAAGATTGTGTTCGGAGAAAAAGTTTCTTTACGCCTCTCTTCAAGCGATCATGCTCACCTTTAACATCCGCTTCCTCGATTGCGGCTCGCAATTCGTCCACGTCTTTTTGAAGGTTTGCGGGTGGCGATAGCTGCTCCAAGTTCTTCACTAATCCCTTGACCTTATCCTTAGCTTCGTGGATTTCTTTGGCGACATTAGGCATAGCTTCCGTGCTGTCTGTTAAGTTCAAAATATAGCTTTGCGTCGCCTGCAACTCGTCAAGCATAGCCATCCAATCAGCGTGGTCTGGTCCTTTCACGTTGTCCAGATCAAGCCTGGACTTACTTCGACCGTCCCAAATTTTTTGCGGAAAGTTAGCCATGTTCAAACCTCAATCGGCTTACTCGTGATGAAACGGAGGGCCACATTCAAAGCACCTTGCACCGCGATGAGTACCGAAATCACTTCGGGATGCTCAGCAATAACTTCGTGCCCTACGGCATAGCCAACCAGCCCAACGCCGAAAGTGAGCGCGTTGATCCAGAAAGTTTTGCTTGCGTACCATTTCTTCATGGTTATCTCCTTTCAAAAGGATTCATCTTTGTATCGGTGACACGCACTTGATCGCGCCTTTACATTGAACAAATCTTGTAACTGGCACTCAAGGTGAGGATTATTGTCATCAATGGCGCATTGTTGTGCGAGTAAATTCCGCAGTGAAGCAGTCGGCCAGCGAATTGTCTCGTCGGGACGGTAGAGAAGTGTCGCATCCTCGGGTAAGTCGTCACCTAGTCCCGGTGGCGGCGGCCCATAAAGTCCAAGTTCGTACATCACCGACCATGTATATCTGATTTTGTCCTGGCCGTTTTGCGTTGTCTCTACTGGAAGTGACGCGCCGGTATCATAGTTGTAGACATACAGGCTCCAATTTTGCCGCTTCACCGAGTCTCCAGTGTATTCAAAATAGATCGGCGGCGTCTTGAACGTCCCTCCTGAAAGTAACACATCACCATCCGTGTACCCAGCTACGTTTGCCGTAAACTCTTGGTCTACGATAAGTTGAATACCGTTTAACGGAAACCACTCAGGGAGATATTGGGTGGCAAATGTCAACCCGTCCGAAACGCGTGTGAATTGCAATACTGCCGATTGGCCGGGAGGTACGTATCCCAGGTAGGTTTGCTTCTCGTCCATCGGCAAGTAAGCAGCATTGTGCTCGGGGTCGGTGCGTCTGAGATGCCACTGCATCTCTTGATACGCAACACGTCGTTGCCCGATGTAGGGGTACTCCCCTATGACAACCTGATTCGCAAACCAGTCGGAAAAGACGCCCATAACTACTCCACGTTCAAAAGATCGAGAAGTTGGTCTTCCAGTGCTGGGTTATTGTCCTCAATTGCTGCTTGCTTGGCGAGCATCATTCGCAACGACGCACTCGGCCACCAAGCAAGTTTGTCTGGAGTGTTCAGTAGCTTGAAGCCTTTGGGTAAGAGATGCCCTTGCGGTGGCAAATCGTACAAGCCAATGAGTCCCAGAGCGTACAACACTGCCCAAGTATAGCGGGTTGATTGCCCATGCCGGTATGTTACTGTGGCGAGCGGGCCGCTGTTGAAATAGGTAAACTCGCCCTGCAAGTCGCCCCAGTTTCGGAAGTCGCCGCCAACATAAGAAATAAGTAATGGCGACGTCGTGCTAACCGATCCACTAATGCGTACAATATCACCATTCTGATAACCGGGAATAACGCCGTTGCAGCCGTTGTTAATGGCTGTGTTAACGACGTTTGGCTGTTGGTCATTACCCGTATCTATCTCCGACGATGTAGCCTGAATACCATTAGGGTCCGTGATGGTGAGCGTGTACTTTGAAAACACATGTCCAATCGACGTAACGCCTTGTATCTCGTTTGAAAATTCAAAGGAGGGGTGCATATCTGCCGTATTACGCTTAATCAATTGCGTAATTTCTTGATACGCCACCCGTCTCGGACCCGAGCGGGGTGGAATACCTAATACAACCTGATTATCGAACCACTCTGAAATCGCGCTCATCGTCTTACTCGAAAAAGATCATTTAACCGTGCGCGAAGCTCGACGCTTTCATCCTCGATACTAGCTTGTTCGGCTAACACTGCTCGAAGCGAGGCGCTCGGCCACTTAGGATTTTCACCAGGGGAGGTTAAAAGTGTCTCTGGCAACGTTCCCCACGGCGGCGGCTCTTTAATCATCCCCAAGCTGTGCATCACGGCCCATGCGTGTCGATTCGGTTGACCGTAAGTAGTTGTAAGATCGTAGTAATAGACAGGGCTCGGAGTGGTTCGCACGATCTTTAATGCGGCCCAGGGTTTACTCTGAACGGAAGTTCCACTGAGCGTGATTGAAAGATAAGGTGAACTCGTCAGCGAACCTGCGACAACTGCGTGCGCCTTGGCCCACGAGGGCACTTCTTGACTAAACGCTGTATCTACGGCATTTTCAACTTCTCTTTTGTCATCGACCCAGGAGATAGGGACGGATTCGTACACATTCCCAGACTTAAAGAATGTGAAGACGAATTTGCAAACTTCAAAAGTCTGCAAGCCTTCATTCATCTGGTAGACGGTGTTTCGCTCTTTGAAGTCGGCATCCGGCTCCGGGTCGAAGCGGCTTTCGAGCCGTTTAAGTTCGCGGTAGGCTTTGCGACGTGCCCCATTTTGCAACGCAGGGCCATCAAACAGTGGTGTCACATAGATAAAATCGCTGTATACGCCCATGCTACTCCTGCTCCTGCGACGCGATGGCGGCTACGATCCGTTCGCTGATGCGGTCCACAATCGACTCGTAACCGTCGATATGTTCAAGCTCGGCCATGAGGATGCCCACAATCTCTTGCGCGAGGGTAAGGATGGCCCCTTTAGACAACAGGTTGCCCAAGTTGACTTCCAACTTGTGACAACTCGTAATGAGGCGCTCAAGAGTGAGCAGATAGGTGTTCACGGTGCCGCAGGCTTGGAGGAAATCGGCGTTACTCTCCACCAGATTAAGCCGTCGCTCAATCATCGCGCGGGCCAGGGCGATCTCTTCGCGTAGCGATTTGAGTTCTTCAACCTGGCTGTGGCGTCCTGCGGCTCCCGCTGTGATCGGGTCGGTGAGAAGGTACGTCCGAAGGGACTGCTTGTTTTCGTAGTCAACGTCTCGCATGTGATACTCACAATAAGGTTTCCCATCCACGGCGAGGCTGGTGCATTGGCCGTTCCGCCGCGTCGCCGCGCACCTTCTGGGATGGTTTGCTTGCATAGACGATCCTCCATAGTATATGGTAGCTACGTTTGGGCAAAATGTAGCACGAAAAATCGGAAAAATCGGCAAAATCGGCAAATTTTAACACCCTCTCAGACGCCCCAGGAGGCCCGTAGAGGGCCGCAACCCGCAGGGTGCCCTCGGACTACCCGCAGGGTGCCCAAGAGCACGGGGAACCCGCAGGGTGCCCTCGATTTGACCCCGCCCCGGCTCCCGCTCTAGCTCTAGCTCCTGCGGGTTGCGGGTTCCCTCGGAGTTTTGACGCGTCAATACCTCAAAAGTGGGGTTCACAGCCCGTGGAAAGGGCGGCGGATGGGACCCCTCGCCAGAGGGGGTTACCCGCAAGAAATTTGACCCCTACCACCGGCACTACCGGTACACCCCTCCCAATCATCACCATCAGAACCCCCGCATCATCGTCACGACCCCGACAATCGTTACAATCCACAACACCGTCATACACGATACCATCGTCACCACCGACACAACCCGCAACCCGCGTGACACTTGTATCGGTTATGCCGGTTGTCCGGTTGTATCGTTTACATGAGTACTGCGGGTTGTGGCAGGAGGATGGATTGTCGGGGTCAGATCGTATAGATCGGTTGAGATGATTGGGATGATTGTGACGGTTAGGAGGGTTATGATGATTGGGATGGTGGTATCGTATACATGAGTGTTGTGGGTTGTAACGATTGTCGGGGTCCGCGATGCGCGGGGTGGGATTATGCCGGTTATACCTGTTAAAAAGTATTGGTGGGTTGTGCCGGTTGTGTAACTGACGCGCGGCAGACGGCGGTTCGATTGTAGTGGTTGTAATCGACGCGTCGGATAGGATGGATCGGCGTGTTATGACGTTTCATCCACTAAAAACGACTTTTATCCTACCACTTTCGGGGGGTTCATCCACTGTCCGCGCGACGCGGCGAAATCAGATTATGCCGATATTTCCAGTGTTTCTGTCTTTTACTTTTACTATAGTGGATAGAATTGAGTGGATAGAAAGAAAAAAAAGATATGTAGAGATAGAAATAATAAAAATATCTGTAGGGAGAGTTTTGTGCGCCATCCACTATTTCATCCTATCTGACGCGTCTATAACGATTTTTCAGCCTGCAAAAATAGGGGTTTCCGCACAACCCCCAAGACTCATACCCCCCATATTAGGTAGGATAGATGCCTGAAAATAGTGGATGAACCCCCCGAAAGGGTTAGGATAAATCCGATAATCGGCACAATCCATCCACTGAGAAACCCCTACTTTCAGGGGGATACCCCTACTTATGAGGGGTCCGGTCATACTGGTCCTAACGATTATGCCCCTCATAGGTGGGGGTGTAAATACATAGGGGGGGAGGGTGCGATTGCACTAATAGGGGAGGTTGTAACACCCTAAACGATTACACTAATGCCACCCGAAAGTAGGGTCTTGCGGGTCGCACCGCACCCCTCATAAGTAGGGGTTGTAACGATTGTCGGGGTCCGCTCCCCGCCTGCCGCCTGCCGCCTGCCGCCTGCCGCCTGCCGCCTG